GTGTTATATACCTGTATATTGATAAGGCCATTAATGGACTAAGGTGATAAAGAATTAAGGCCCTTGGGATATATCCCTCTATAAAAACCCATTGGTCCTATTTCAATAAGGCCATATATGGACTATGGTAAGCCTATGGGAAATGGGTTTCGTAGATTAGCCTATAAGGGCTTACTAAGTTAGGCTAAGTAAAACCCAGATACCTTAGTTAGGCTCTGGGTTAATATATTAATCGAAGTATACCTGAAAGGTTATATATTCAATGTTGAAGGTAAAGTCGGGTTCAATTTCCTCTGGGTCAGGGATTTCGGATGAGAATTCCATAAGGCAATCATCTGTGTTAAGGTAGATAGATATTTCCTTAGCTTTCGATTGCATTAGTTCTGGCAATATCAAATCGAATTGTGAAAGTGAATTGGCAATGTAAGATGCCCATGGATAATCCTTAGCGTAATGGACTAAGGTAAGAATGATGAGATTTGAAATTTGATTAAGAGCTTTCATATGTTTATATTTAATGTATTATAATAAGGGGTACCCTGTTATGAGTACCCCTGGGATTAATGATTTAGCAAGTGAAAGGAACCGTTACCATGAATACCGTAGTGATTCGCTTTATTAATGGGGCTTGACCGAAGCATGCTTCTGGGTCATAGGGAAAGATATCCCGTAAGCATTCAAGGCAAGTGATTTCCGCAGTGTCATCGTCATCGAATGTTTCTGGGTTATTGATAGTGAAAGTTAATATGTGTACCCCAGCATCATCGTTATCGATTGTTTGGATTGATACTAGAGTTAAGTAATCGGGAATGATTGTGTTCTCCTGTAGTTCCTGTAAGTAAGGCTTAATGAAGTCTAGCATGCCCTGAGGATAGGGAGGATAAGCCTTAGGGGCTGCAATTAATGATAAATTAATACTCTTTGCAAAATTAAATTCAGTGTTTAAAATACTTGTTTTCATACGTCTATTATTTAAAATGTTATTATTACAATGCAAATATAAGAATAATATATAATATATGCAATAACCTCAATTGCCTTATGAGGTCCTTAATAGCCTTGAAGGTTAAATTGCCTTTATCCCTCTAAAATCCCCAGAGGCCATTAATGGAGATTGCCTAATCACAAAATTGTCCTAGAGCTTTACAAATAATGCTAATATAAATACTAAGCAAATTACTTACATACTTACTAGGAATATTACCTAAATATGCCCCTTGAAGGCCTTAAATCCTATAAACCATTTAGCCATAAAACCTAATATTTTAATTGCCCAATCACAAATCCGATTACCTTTCCCCAACCAATCTATTATATAATAGCTATATAAAATGGCTGCTCAGGCAATCGGATTTAGGGGCCCCTAATGGTCGGATTTTGTGTACCTTTTTAGCCTTTTTGTGATTGCCTTTAAAGTGTGGGGTAGTAGAGCTAGAGAGCTATATAGTATAGTGGCTATAGTGTAGTTGTATAGTAGTGGGTAGGTACCCATACCTGGTTCACCAAAGGCAAATACCCCCGGCGAGGTACCTTGAAATATGTATTAGAGTATTATTATATTAGTAGATGGTATATGGGTTATAGATGGGATAGGTATTATATTATGTACCTTAGTTAGGTATTATGTAACATAGTTAGCGTTAGTATGATTTTGTTTTATTTTTTGTGTTGGGGTGTGTGGGAGGTACCCAGTATTTATTCCAGGTACCTTGATATGTGAGATAATGTTATCAGGACTATGGTGTATATTATTAGGGTTAGTAGCTGTGAGATGATATATCTTATTTTGTTTGTTGGGTGGGTATGCTTGTGGGCTTGGTAGATATCCTCATTTCGTATTAGGATGAGGATAGTTCCTACGGATAGGATTATTCGGATTATGTGATAGAGGATGTTCATGGTAGTGATATTATATCGATTATGGTTATATCTGTTAGGGGTATTTGTAGTATATCTCTTAGCTTTAGCCTTATATAGGTACTGTGTTTATGCCATGGGTTTATTTGTTGTTTGGGGTAGCGGAGGTAGGTATTAAGTTCCTCAGTTCTCTGTACACTACGTTCATTTCTTCGCAGAAGCCTTCAGTAGTCCCAGGTAATGGTCCCGGGACTTCGAATGATACTAAGAATTTACCTGATGTTAGCATGGCTCTAGTTCGTTAGTTAGGATTCTTATATCGGTTAATTGATTCATGTATTCCTCTTCTGAGGATATGTCAAGGCATTTGCATGCTATGTAGTGACCGTACATGGATATACCTGATTCATAGCCCTGGTCTTCATTTAGGAAGTTGGCTAAGTATATCTTGTCTACTGAGCATATCCTCTTCAGATGTCCTGGTAAGGTTTCTGAATCTTCATAAAATACAAAGTCATAAGTATCTGTATTATCGGTCATCGTAGCAAATATGTCTATGAGCCAGTTAAAGTCTTCTAGAGGTACATTGGCTAGCCATTCCCATCCGATTGGATAATCGTTTACTGTTATGATTGGTTCCATGATGTTAATTGAGTTGAGGGTTAAACATTTGTTTTGGTTGGACTAATAGGCAGCAATGAGAATAACCTGCTTCATCGAGGATTCCCAGTATAAGATATCGATTGGTATCTCTGGGAATTTCGAAATAGAAAGCTGGTTTCATGTCGCCATCTATGAATGTAAAAACTATCTGAGTGTTTTCTAGTAACCCATTTAGTTGTACATGAGAAAGGTAGTTATAGATAGCTTCCCTTTGATTTCTTGGGTTTTTATCCCATGAGATGAGCATATCGTCATACCAATTTGGATTATCGCATAGCTTTTTAAGTTGTTGTTGAATATATGGTGTCATGATTTGAAGTAATAATATAAGTCCTCGATTAGTTGATCTTGTTCTTCCCATATAGTATCTGATACTACGTATTCTGATACGAAATAGTTATAGAAAGGTCCAAATAGTATGTTTAATACTATGTCCTTGAGTTCGATATTAAGTTGTTCCTCTTCTTCGGTAGAACTTGGTTTGATTGACTGAAGTTTTGCCTTATAGGATGCCGTTATGGCATCCTTTAGGGTTTGAATATATTCTGGGTTAGTTTCCTTGAGAATACTTAATTGTGATTTGAGTTCTTTACTTATCATAGGGCTTAGCGATTATGGATATGAATCCCTGTGGATATTGAGTATAGAATATTTGATAGTTCCCTGTGGGCAAGAAGACTTGCATTATGTTTGCAAGTAATGGATAGATTTTCCATTGGTTTTCCTCTAGAAACTTGTCCCAGGCTTCTGATTCTTCGGGATAATTTCCAGAAAGTTGAATGTGATATCCCTTTTGTTCCGGAATAAATAAATTGGTTACTACCTGAATTTCGTCTGATTCCTTTTTGTATTGAGTAATAGGATACCAGATGCCTTCGGTTTTCCATTTATTGAGTTGGAACAAGGACATGCCCTGTTCCAATACGTTTAAGAGTTTATATAAGTTTACCATAGTGATTATTTATGAAGTTGTCTAATGAGTTCTGATGCAGCCAGGGAATCAAAGAGTTGAGTTTCTCTTTTGTCTGATTCCCATTTTTCGATAGCATTATAAATATAGGTATATTGGGATATCATGTCATCGTCTTGTTCCTCGTCTTGGATGAATTCTCTGAGATGTTTTTTGAGTCCCGTTATGATATAATCCTGGTGTTCTGGGATTAATTGAGGAACTCCGAATAAGATAGCTTCTACCTGTGAAGGAGAATAATCATAGTATTGGTCATCCCCGCCTTTTGTTAAATCCATGTGGGAAGTAATGTTTTCCTTTAGATTTTCGAAAAGAGCTTCCTCTGAAGTATAAGTGATGATATACCCAGAGATATAAGCAGCAAGGGGATCATCTCCTAAGTCGATTGAATAAACCTGGATATTGGTAGCTTCCTTGTTAATATGAAGACCATCGGAGTAATCATAAGTATAAATGGGGTGGGAAGCAAGCAATTCCCGAATGGCCTCTAAATTTTTTAATTCTTTCATAATATGTTTATATTAAAATTATTTGAGAAATATTTCTCACTGCAAATATACAAAATTATTTCTAAACTTGTTTTTATAACTACTTTTATTTTTATAAATAGGGAGGTTCTGGGAGGTGTTTTAGGTGCCTCCCAGAGTGTTTTGTTAATATTGCCCTGTCATGGTAATGATAATGAAAAGGGATTCATCATTGAAATGTACCTGGATAGTATCTCCATAGGAGTTTGACATGTAATGAGAATTAGGGTTAAGTTCTTTTAATGGGTGATGTTCATCCCAATGAGAATTAATGAATTCTATCACGTATTGTTCAAAAGCATCGGATTCTCTGCAGTAGGTTTCTGCCTTTTCGTCATCGTCTATAGGATAATCCCGGAATTGGAGGTTGAGAGTTCCCATGTATGATTCATCCGGATTTGATATTTCGTTAACTGATTGAGCAGTGTAACCAAAAGCATCAAGAGTTCCATCAAAGTAACTCATAAGGTGATTTGAGATTTCGTTAATAGTTGTCATAAGAAATAAGTTTTGTGACCCTGTTCGAGGTCGGTTAATAATTATATTTATTTTTCTCTTATGCAAATATAGAAATAATATTTTAAATATGCAATAATTAAGGGAGCCCAGATGTTGGTGTTTCTGAACTCCCTGGAGATATATTAACTGGTTAGGGGTTAGTATTACTAATCGGCCAATAACGGTTCATTATTTGGCTTATTTAGTTTCTCCTTTGAACGTCTAGTAACCCAATTCTCGTAGGGTTTGTAACTAAATGTACGCATTGTTTCATCGTATGCAGCATATACCATTCGTTTACGAGAGATTCTCCTTCCGTAAGTTTTCTTAAGATTAGCAAACCAATCTAGATACTCCTGTAAAGAGTTAAAAGTTTCTTTATGCCCGTCTAAATTACTTTTGGGACGGGTTTTCCATGTTGCTTCTATATAGCATTGGTGTAAAGTGATTGAAATAAAGTATCGGCACCAGGTACCACCGAAGATAGTGCCCGTGGAGAATTCTATCTCCCGAGCAACTAATGGACTAACGTTATGTTTTGTCATGAGATTGAGAAATTAAGTTGGAAAATCCAGTTGTTTCTATCGAGTTGGTTGAATGATATGAACATCCCATCATTATCGGTGAATTCATTCATGAACCGAATTGCAGCATCCGCTAATTGTCCCTTATAGGGATTGGTATCTGCAGTTATCACTGATTCGAATGTAAATGTATAATAGGTAGTCTCATATATTTGGATTTGGTTGATATCCAAGCAATTGAGTTTGTAATCCTCTTCCAGTTGAATGAGGAGTCCCATTAGAAGATTTAAGAGATGACCCTTTTCATCTGAGTCAAGTTCAAATGTAGATTTCTTGTCTAAGAAATTGCGAACTACCTTAGTTAGTTGTTCGTCTTGATTGTAAGTTACTGAGTTGGTTTTCATATTTTTGTCTATTTTAAAATTGATATGCAAATATAATCATTTTTATTTTAATAGAAAAATATACCCCTTTTATTTTTAAAGTGGCTGAGGATGTGTGCACGCTATGAAAGGCAGTGGATTAGACTGCCTTTCAAATCTAGAGAACCAGGGTATTCTTGGCATAATTACAAGCATCCTCAAGTATATATGGAGCAGAAGAGCATAAAGCAGCATAGCCAACTCGATTCAAATCATGATTTTTCTTTTCTAATTCCTCTTTGATTATCTTTTTAAGAGATTCCCCAATCTTCTGAGATAACTCTTGAGATTGATAATAGATTCTCAATTGGTTGATAAGGTCTTTTAGGGCTTCATCACTGGGTGTTAAACATTCAGCCTTATCAAGATCTAGGATTCCATCTCCAAGGTCTTTCCAAATCTCAAACCCAATATGAATTATCTCTTCGGTAAATCCACCGAACTCTTCATATTCGAGTTTAGTACCCTTATCAAATCCCCAATAGTATCTGACTAAAGGCATCAGATATCCCGTTAACCTTTGGGGAACTAGATTCTCTATATAATGATCCAAAGTAATTATATAGACCTTATTAGGCCTCAGTGTTACTGCTATCCTGTATATTCGCTTTGTTGTCTGGCTCATAGTAGTGTAGTTTTTGAATTACAGCTTGAATATATGTATTCTTCTCACGGTATTGAAAGATAATTGAGATAAGCACCTCATCCTTGGGTAGTAACATTTGAATTAGATTCCCTGGTACTACTAAAGTAGGTATACATTTGCATTCTTCTCGAGAAAAATTCTCTATTATCATTTCAGCCCTTCTTATTGGTTCGGGCTTAGTTGGGTCCAAAGTTAGGATTGGAGCAGTTACGCATTCCTTTAAGCCTTTTGTTAAGGCCTCATGTAACCATTCATCTTGAATAGTTTCGGCATTTAGCATAGTCATTTTAATCATATCCGGAATCTATTTAATGTCCATGTTTCGTATAAACAGTTTGCTTTTTTGTTCAAGTTTAGGGTTTTAGCCTTACTAAACACCCAAATCTCATAATCTCTATATTCTAAAGCCAATCTACTGAACTTAGAAGTTTGAAAGATTATTAGACTTGAAGTTCTTGATAGCATGTCAGCATGGCAAGTCACCTTATCCGAAGTAATCTTATCCTTAAAAGCCATTAATAAACTCTCATCTGACTTTTCTTGATTCTCCGTTAGAAGTTTGATAAACTCTACTTCTACATCCTGATTCATGTGTACCTTTCTAAAGGCGAATTTTTCTTTATTTTCCATACGTATCATTTTTAGATAAGAACTCTTGAGCTAGTTCATCTTGAGTTCTTTCGATTATGTTCTTTACTATAGTTTTATTCTCTACTCTAGCCCACATATGTAGCATGCCCAATTGAGCATCCATATAGCAATCTATAAGTGAAGGATCTTTTTTGAATACTTCCCACTGTTTTACGAAGTTCATTCGAATTAAGTTCCTGTAATTATTATCCGATATATCATCTGTGTCTATATAAGCAGATACCCTCTTTCTTACTTCTAAAAGGATTTTCTCTAAGTTTTCAGGTAACTTGAACTTATCTGGCAATTGGTGATATACTAAAGCATTAGGTACTAATTCTTCAAATGTAAACTGGTTATCAAAGATGATTCCAGGAAATCTACCCGAGAATATTAGGGGTACCTTATATTGTAGTAAGGAAGGTACTACATCATAGACAACGTAATGTTTTTGATATTCCTTATATAGGTCAAAATATAAGTTTTCATTAAATATACCAGATTTCCTTATCATTGCTCGTAAAGTATGATAAACTGTATTAATATACTTGTTGTTTAAGTTGAATACCAAGTTACCATCCTTAATAGCAATGAGTTCCTGGCAACATCTTTTTCGTTTAAATAAGCTCATGTGATTAAAATATAAAGTTAATGTATATGTCTCGATTTCCCTTGAAGAATTTTTCATGATTATTATGGCAAGCATAAGATTGAGAACTTCTATCATAATGATCTCTTACCCATACCGGAGCAGTTTCCGTTGGCTTTAATTTAAAGTAAGTACCTTGATTAACCTTGTTAATCTTGGTTTTCTTGTAACAATTGGTCTGTACTTCCATATTTTTGTCTATTTTAAAATTGATATGCAAATATAATTCTTTCTTTTTAAATATGCAATAATCCCATATAACTACGGTAGCTTATTATTCCGGAGAAATTGAGATGCAAAAGAGCTATTGTCTTCCTCTTCTGGTAATTCTTCTTCGTAAGTATAGAGTTCTGGATCTTCTTCATCTGGGTCTATATTCATTTCTATCTCTCTCCTCAATTCATGATGTTCTTTTGAGAATGAAGACATTGCTCCCTTATAATCATCCGTAATTTGCATTAACTCAGCTTTGTTCAAATTAAGACCCTCTTTACTAGTATCTACTCCCTCTTGTTTAGTAGCAACAACTTCTGGTAAACTACTGAGGTCATATCTTGACTCTAACAGTTTAGCTTCTTCGGTTTTATCCATTACCCTTTGGGATTCCAATACAATTTGACGGGCTTCTTCAACTGTGATAGCATTTTGCTGAGTCACATTGTTCTGTTGATTAAATTGAGCAAATATATTAGTAGTGCTCCCTCCAGTAAGATTACGTACAATTGATTGAAGTGAAGTAGAAGATTCAAGTTTTAATTTAAGTGCTTTTCCTAATTCAGAAGATATGAAAGGTACATATTTTCCACCCTGAGACTCTCTCAAGATGTTAACCTGATGGGCTATCTCCATACGATCTTCCAAGGCCCATGCTAGTTGTTCTCCCATTAAAGCTTGCAATAAATCTTCTGCCTTATCTTTATCCCATATTCTAGAGCTTAATAGCCTATCCCTCATAAATACACGTATGTAATTAATATCTATACCCATACGGTATGAGAAGGTATTAATATCATAGGTAATACCACATAATACACCATTACCCATCAGCCATTGATTGATAATGTAATTATGTATTTTTATCAAAAGACTATCATCAGGATTCTTTTGATATTCTAATGCCATAGCTGTAGTTCCCATGGGTCTTGGGAACCTTACTATCTTACTTTCTTTTTCTGACATACAAATGAGATTTTCGGATATCGGAACTTTCATCATAACCTCTATACTCTAAATCATATCTTACATACAAATTCAAAGATAGGTTATAGAAATATCCCCTATACTTTTTCTTATTCACTGATAAATTAAAAGGTTCACCAGAGATTAAGTCCCTGGTGAATATCAAATTACCTTTCCCCGTTGTTGGGATTTTAAGGCAAAGTTTATAATCCCTTACCTTAAATTTATTGCCATGAAGGTCTAGGATTTCCTTTGCCATATTTTACCTTTTTAGGATTCGAGGGTTTTTTGTCTTGTTTACTACGGTAAGGATTGCCAGGCCTTGGGTCATTTTGGATAATCCCTTTCTGTTCTTCAATTAACTTTTGTACCTCAGGGAATAATTTTTTCCTCAAAGGTACTACCTGAGTAGCGAAAAAGGCATTCCATAATTTCTGAGTAAAGGGTTCCCCTACCTTAAGTTTCGAGATTGCCCAGAATTTAGTTTCGAAATTCTTTATTATTTCCTTAAACCGATAGTAATAGATATACCCATGCTTTGGATTTATACCTATAGTAGTAGTTTGGCAATAATCTAGAAAATCTTTACCTAATTCGGATATAAACTCTTCCCTTTTGAAATCATAATTCTCTTGGTCGAGTTTAAATAACTTGACATAATCTATTGCTTCCATATAACTTTACTTTGTGATTATTAACTTGGGATGTTCATCGGTTATCTGAAATAAATATCCCCTTATATCGTCCTCATAGTATGAGGACCAATAAACCCTTCTAATCCGAAAATTATCAAGGATTGCCCCTTTGGGTATGCCCGTAACATAAAGCCTATGCTTAGGCATCATAGGGGTTATTTCAAATTCACCCGTAGTGAGTAAATTACCATAGGTACCATAATCTGGCATATTACCAGTAAAACCTGTAGGTTGTAATACATCCATTACTAAGGTGGTTTGTGGTAATTCTCTTTGATTACATTTTATTATCAGTTTCGATTTACCTATATATAGGTCTTTTACTATTGTCCCAAACATTTGTATATAATTATGTGAGTGATACCATTCTTCTTGAAGTAGAATTGGTTCTGTGAACGTTCTTCTAACTTCTTTAATTCTCTACGAGATTCAGTACAAATTCTTTCTGACTTCCGAAGTATATCCGAAATATTATCCCAGATTGGTGCCATTGGTTCTACTGGACCTGCATAAACAATTTTGTATTTAGCATCAATCTGGGGATATTTGGATTTGTACTGATACTTACCTTTGAGGTAAAGCACATTATACTTTTCTGGTTCGTTTCTTTTTGCGTTTTCCATTTTTGTTATTGTTGATGTAATCGGATATATTATCGAGTTGACCTAAAAGCAATGCTTGAATAAAGATGTGTATAGGCCTAAAAAAGAAATTCCTTACGTTATTGGGATTGATATACCAATCGTAAACTATAAAGAATTTCTTAATCTTAGAATGCTTAAGTGAATGCTGAATTAGCCAAGATTTACAACATCGTTTATGTAATTCGACTAACTCTTTATCCTGTTTTAGCATCTCCTTATCAGAGAAGATAGTGTAATCCATTTTGTATGAATTAGAGTGCCCGGGTAATTTATTCCGGGCACTGGGTTAATATAAAGGGTTATGCAACTTGTTCTGGTTTGAGAACCTTTTTCTTAAAGTCCTCATAGGCTTTAGCAGCAGCCTTAAATTCTTTGGAATTGGTGTCCTTGATACGAGCCATTGCAAGTTCCAATCGATGAAGTTCGTTTCTGGTTTGTTGTCTCCATTTCTTCCGAGCAAGAGTATCAACTACATCCTCCGGATATACGTATTTAACTTCTCGATTGGAGATTACCTGTTCGATGATAGAGGGTTTTTGTTGTTCCTTTACTTCCTTGACAACCTGTTCTTTTTTGGAAGTTTTGGTTTTTGGAGAGAGTTCTACCAATTTAGCATTGGCAAACTTAGTGGCAGCTTCTTGAGCATCTTTTACCAATTCCTTTTTAGTCTTTTTGGCCTTAGGAGCAGAAGCCTTAGTAGTCTTAGAATTTTTAATTCCTTCAAGTTGTTCAGCAACCTTAGTTGCAACGAGGTTAGTAACCTTAGTTTCATTCTTTTTCATAACGTCTATATTAAAATTGTTAATAAAATAAAGTTTATTTCTTTTCTCTTTGCAAATATAAGAACAATATATTTAATACAAAAATATTTCTATATTATTTTTCTATTTGCTCGGGTTAATCGGCTAGGAAGTCGAAGATTTCTGGAGGATAATTGATTTCATCTTCTGGATCATTGATGTAATCCTCATATTCTTCATTATACCCATCGTAAATGTTTTTCTTAGTAGTGTTTGGTACTCGGGTACATTTTTCTGGATGCCTTTTTACAAAATCATAAGCTTCTTCGGTAGTCATTATCCTATCTGATATAAATTCGTAGGTTACATAAGAATAAGTTTCACCCAATCTAGAAACTTCATATTGCTGGTATCCAGATTTCTCAATCTTATAGATTTGATTTTCTGGAATCGTTTCTATCTCTACCCTATATTTATACCATTGATTCTTTTTCTCTTTCTCTTCTTTGGGTTTAATTCCTAAACTATCTGAAAGATAATGTAACCTGGTCAAGGGACTTTCAAAACGAGAAGGAGCAATGCTCACTCCCCTTTGAGGTTTTTTATTTTCCCCAATGAAGTAAACCATTGCTCCTAAGGCAACCAGACCCAATATGAATTTAGTTTTGGAGTTCATAACCCGTAGTTTTAAACTTATTCTTGATATTCTTTGATAGGAATTTGCCCTTTGATTCTGCAAGGTGTAAACCATCGCAGATTTCATGTGGCACCTTATCATATCGATATACTCGGTTATTTTTAAAAGCAACCCAAAGTTGTTGTTTCTTTGAGTCATACCCATATCCCTCAATATTAGAGGATTCGCAAGGAATCATTTCAACTCCCGTGTTCATTTCTACTGATTCTAAGTATTCGTTCTTTTCCATGTCTATGTATTTAAAATTTTAAAAGTATTAGTTCTGGGTGAAATTTGAGATTGGCTTTCTGGAAAATTGCCCAAGTACCAAGTACTCCCTGGGAATTGTTATGTACCCATTCATCTTCCATTCTGAATAATATGTGTGAGCATACTAACACCTGATATTCGCTTAGCATATTTATCAGTTGAGGAGTATTCTCAATCTCTGTATATAATTCGATATATTCATCTAATGCCATTATAATCTCGTCATTGTCAATTTGAAGAAGTTTCTTTATTAGGTCTTGGGCAATATTATTCCCATTAGAAATATCCTCCTTCAAAGAGTTTAGTGATTCGATTTGGATACCAGCGATGAGTTTTACAATGTCTTTTGTTTCTTTGTCCATAATTAAATTTTTCTTTATGCAAATATACTAAAATTATTTTATATAAAATATCTTTTCAATAAATACTGAGGTAAGTGTTAGCGGTTCTTGATTTCCTCGATCTTTTCCTTGATTGAGTCAGGGAATATAGCATCATCTACCCATCGCATAAAGAATTTAGATGGCTTTTTCTCTGGATTGAGAAGTAATTGTCTTTGCTCTGTAGAGAACTTAATACGTTCGTCTTCTCTCATATATTTAGGAAGTTTAGTGAATTCTGCCTGAGAGAAAGAGATGACATTCTTACCAACTTGAGCCCTTAATGGTTTCTTCCTTTCTTTATAAAGATACGGAACAATTTTCTTCGATGGTCCACCAAGGATGCTAAACCCGAAGATAACCATTGGATCGAATTTATCTGCTTTGGGGTCTTTGGCCCGTTTGATACATCTTGCCATCCAGGAGAATGAATTGGGATATTGCTTATTGTCGGTTGCTTCTCCAACATCCTTTTTATCGAATTCAAATCCGGGAAAGTGATAAAGAAAGTCCTCTGTAAGGATAAATATAAACCCTAATTCTCTTAGGTATTTAATAATCTCCTGTTGGCTTTTACCTTCTTCAACCATTTTCTCTACATCTGCAAGAATATCCTCCCTTGGTGATTCAAGATTTTTAATTGTAGTCCCTGCAGGTCTTCCTCTACCAGCAGTTGGTGCCTTAGCGGGTAATACTCCAGTTAGCCTATCTAAGTATTCTTTAAAGTTATCTATATCTTGTTTATTTGTGAGAGTTACTTCTACTCTTACGGGACCCTTATGCTGTACCTTTGGACCCGAGTTCATCTCAGTATAAGCATCTACTAGCCTATCAGATAAGGGAGTGCCATTCTCTGATAGTGTAGTGACTCTTAGTTTTGGTTTATATACTTCTTGTTCCATATACCTAATTGTGAGTAAATAAAAAGGCCTGAACAAAATAATATTGCCAGGCCTTTTTTCATTATTAACGAATACTTATATAAAAGGGATTAATCCTCTTCTTTTACGGCCTTTTTCTTCTTTTTATCTTTGGCCTTCTTTTCTTTCTTTTCCGAAGCTGGTTTTTCTTTTACCTTCTTCTCCTTTTTCTCTTTGGTTTCCTTCGATTCCTTGGGAGCCTTACCTGAGGCAAGCTTTCTTTGCTCCATACGATATTTCTTCTTTTCGGCAGAAGTCATTTCTCTACCATCAATAAGAGGGTAATCGTATTTAGTAGCAGTTTTACCGGCAGATTTCTTTTCCTTCTTCTCTTTGGTTTCAGATTCCTCTTTCTTGCCTTTTTCTTTACTGAGTTTTACCAATTTCTTGGTATTCTCCTTGTCACCTTCTGGGTAAGCAGCAGCTACCTTGTCCCGTTCTTTGTTGAGCTTATTTACAAGTTCGGTAACCTTTTTACCATGTTTCTTGTCCTTGGTCCAATCCTTAGTCGGGTCCAACTTGTTCTCTTTAAGGTAAGCATCTAAAGCTTTCTTTGCCTTGGTGAGTTCCGGAGTCTTAGATTCCGGTTTGCTCTTCTTGTCTTTCTTAGCCATTTTCTTTATATTTGGTGAATAATTGAATTTCCGATTTACATAATACCATAGTTATACCTTCCTAATTTGGGTTGGGATTTCTTTAATTTCTAGGATTTCTAAACTGCATTGTTTTAAAACTGCCTCGAGTTGAAGTATATCTTCTACCTCCCTATAAGACAGATCAGTGAAGGTTTGTTCAAAAGTTTCTTTTTGTTGTCCCCTTGTAAGAATAAATCTCGCTACGATATAGGTCCCATGAAGCTTTTTGCTCAAGTCCTTCTTTAAAGAACAAAGTTTTCTCTTTAAATACCCACTCTTTAATCTATGGGATTGGTATTCACCTTTCTTCCCTTTACTAAGAGCTACCCTTCTAAGGTATGTAACATAATCTAATTCTTTTAGAGTTTGATTAATGCTTCCGATTAATAATCTTAGGTCTTTTTCCATTGGGGTCTTTGAATTATTGAGTTAGATACCTCCTGGGTTTCCTCTGATAGCATTTCCTTTGCCTCGTTTATGATATTGATTGCAAGTTCCCTTTCATCTGATCCCAGGTTTAATTCTTTATCGTCTAGTGCATCAGTATAAGTATTTATTAAATTATCTAATGCAAGTATTCGAATATTCTTTCGAATTGCTAATTTCTCTTTATCCATGGGTAATAAAATTAAAGCCCACTACCCTCACAGGCAATGAGCTTTACGATGAACAACGTCCTAAGTGTGTAGGGTTGTTTACCTTTTCTTTATTATGAGATTAAACTTGATTTAGCAGATAGATTTTTTAGGATGTGCCAAAAATTAATCTTCTGTTTCGGACTCTTCGTTTTTGTCCTTCTTGTTTTTCGGAGAACAAATAACTCCATGTCCCTTCTTTGATTTTACAGTAAGATTGCCCGGAACGAAAGCAACCGAAGTAGATACCGGTTTACCCTCAATAACCAAAACTGAAGTAACTACTACTCCCTGATAGCCCTCCTTGTTCTTTACGGCATAACCAAAGTTCATTACCTTGGATTTGTCGTTGATTGCAATGATGTCAATTTGCTTACTGTTAGGACGTTGTTCAGCAGGTCTGTTTTTCAGAGCCTCTTGACGAGCTTTACGTTTTGCTTCCTTTTCAGCGTCTTTCTTTTCGTCACCTTTTTTCTTGGTGTCAGCTTTCTTTGTTGCCATTTCTTTTAATTTTTAATGTTATGTTACTAAATAGTTTTTAAAAGGGAAGGTCATCCCTTGGGTCGTCTCCTTCCCAGTAATATTTCCTTCCCTCATAGTCTCTTACTTTTTTCCTTTTTTGCCCTTTCCCTTGGCTTCTTTCTTTGCCGGAAGTTTGAGACCCAATTCCTTGGCAATTGCCTTACGAAGTTTTTCGATGTCGTCTTCATCGTAATCGTCTGGGTCAGTTTCAAGATCTTTGTCGTCGCAGACATCCTCAAGTTCTTCGAAGTCCATTTCGGCAAGTTCTTCACCGGTCAGTTCTTCCTCTTCTTCTTCCTCTTCGGAATCATCATCATCATCATCATCATCATCTTCTGATTCTTCCTCTTCTTCTTCCTCTTCGGAATCATCATCATCATCATCTTCTGATTCTTCCTCTTCTTCTTCCTCGTCATCAGATTCAGAACCGAAAAGGTCTTCGGCTTCTTCGGCAGAAAGCATGATAGGAGCAGGGATAATCTTTACTGAACCGTCTTCGTACTTAATGATGATTGCACCATTGATTTCTGTTCTGGAAACTTCTTTCAGTTCCACTTCTTTTTTCTTCTTAGCCATTTTCGTAATGTTTAAGTTGGTTAATAAATTAATAAATATATCACTCTGTTATAAGTTTCTGATAATTACCGTTTCCGGGATTTTCGTTATCACTGTTAAATTGTTTAATCTCATCTAGAGTTGTTTTCAATTCTATTTGAGATTCTATAGTTACCACTTCGGATTTAATCTCCTTATGGTATTTATCATAAGTTACCTTTTTAAATATCTTACCTATGAAAGGATTAATAGGTCCATGGGTTACTAAACCCACCTTTGATAGTTTATCGTTCATTGCTATATCTAATTTTGGTTATTCCAGGAATACCAACCTTTCCGAATACTTCGGTATAGGATAGATATTTTCCCTTTTTCATTGTTTTATAGTTATCTGATAATCGAATTGGGTATACCCATATCTTATTTTCTATCAACCTGTTGGTCATTATATAAGCATAAGAACTTCTAAGTTTAATACTCTCTAATGATGTAAACCCTTGAAATAAAAGAGACTTCTTGATAAACCTTTCTTTTGGCAGATACCCAATAAATTTAAGGGATGCCTCATCAAATATATCAATCATATCTCTTTGTGCTTTGATAAATAGTACCTTCTGTATTGGGATATTCATTTTCTTTCTCAAATATAAAGCTAATGAGCTTACCAATGGAGGGTACTGCAAGAAAAATATATTGAACCTATGTCTTTCCTCTGGAGGAAGCTTGTTGTAAATCCTGTAAGATAGCAAGACGGACCTGTAATCTCTTAGCGTGGAGATGCTCGGTAGATATGCCCTGCCGTTGTCCATAGAGTTTAATTGAGTATCTTTCATCGAATGCCTTTTTTCCTTTAGACTTAAAGACTCGGTGCATTTGAACCATAAATCTTCTTCGTCGGTGTTTATCAATATGATATTCATCGGGTATTATGAATTTCTTCGCTTGTACAAATTTACCCTTGTACCAAAATTTAGTATATCCCCATTTATATCGGGTACCGTTCATATCGGATAATTCTTTAATACCATGCCTTATTAGTTTCCTTCCAGATATTATATGGATATATTGAAGAACATCAACTCCATAAAGATAAACTAAAGTAACTTTTACGTGATGTCTAGTGAAATAGGGGATACCAGTTAAGTGTTTCCTATATAGACTTTTTTCAGTTATATACTTGTTGGTGGTATCTGGTCTCCAAGTCCAAATATAATACCTATCTGGTCGTATCGGTTCGTTATTCCCCTCCCTTAGTTTTACCATTGATATTCCTTTTTGCCATTCTATACCAAAGGTTAATCGATTTCTCATTTGCCTCAGGGAATTTCTTTTTCATTCTCCGAATAATCCTATCAAGTTCAAACCCCTTTGCAGTCAATTCGAATACATAGGATTTTTTAGTACCCTTGATAAGATTAAATTCATCCCTTTCTCTTGGAGGTTTCTTTTCCCGAGGTTTTTTTATCCCTGGTACCCGTTTTGTTCTTCTTTGCCCATTTTCCCCTTCTTCTCCGAGAAACCCAAGCCTTAATCGAGAATTTCTTAGTGGGTCATCCTTTGAATAACCAATATTCTCTAATTGCTTATCCATCCAATCATCATATTTATCTATTAAGGATCTGTCTGGTTTTTCTTCTGAAACATTTATAAAATGAAGTAGATCAAATACTCCAGCAGAGCAAGCATCAGGAAAAGGCATACCAAGTATGATAGCCTTTCTCTTTAGATCCTTGTAAGTCATGTTTCTCCCTGATGCACCAAGGAAATTCGATTTCTCTTTGGAGGGAGCTTTCAGGTCTTTTCTACTCTTTTTTGCCATATATTTAATATTTTAAAGTATTCATTAATTCACTTGCAAATATAAATATAATATTTGAATTATATACTATATTTCTATTTCTTTTTATAAAAATCCGAGGTTTTTGCCCGTTCTACGGCAGTAGATTTAGGTTTCTTCGGTTTTCTGTGTGTATGGATATTATATGCCATGTCTAATTTCTTTATATTGAATTCTATGTTGTTCACTTGATTATAGTTTACTGCTCTTTCCACACAGCATCTGTACTCTGGCCAGAATTTTTGCCCGAGCTTTACTGTACCAGTTTTAATCATAAACTTAGATACCATGAAACCAAAAGTATCAGCATCATCTTTAGTTTCAAATACATACATATAAAATCTACTAAACTCACTGACTACTTCTTCTAGTGGCCTCACAGGTAATAGTAGATAACCATCAGTATATAAGTCCTCAGATATTAGAGCTACCCAATATTTCTTTTTACCTGGTTTCACTTTATATCTAAACCTCTCTTTAAGTTTAGTGTGCATCCAGTCGGGTATTCTATTAAGGAGATATTTGATGTATATCTTATCCTTTTTATTCGACCTCCTTTTAAATGCAGAAGGCTGTTGTAGCATCCTGGGTAGTATTCTAAAATTATTCCACCTATCAAATTCAAGAATTAATCTTAGAGTATCCATATCCCATTCATCGTCAGACTCTTTTAACCTCCTCATATTCCTCTCTATATTCTTAGAGTTTACTTTTGGGAGTAATTGAGTAGAGTCCCCAGTATATATACTGGCATCTTTTCTCTTTAATCTTTTCTCTAAACATCCCTCCATATAATCTTGGAAGTTTCTCTCACAGGGACAATCTGGTCGAAAGATAGAAGTGTGTTTCTCAAAAAAATCCGAGAATAGCCTAAAGAATTTTTCTGACCGTTCTCGGATTTCAAGATACTTGTAATGAGATAACTTTAAAATTTCACCAGCTTCCCATGAAGATTTACTTTCGGATAATTGAAGGAATAATGACTGTTGTTCTTTATCAATTAAACAACTCCAGGCTTTTTGTTGAGCTTCGTTCATAACATTAAATTCTTCTATATCTCATTATACTATCAATTGCTTCATGGGTTATCTGATTGGGGTCATATTCACCAGAATTAGCATAAAGCTTATCTGGGTCATGGTTTAAATATACACTATAGATAACGTTGTCAAAGGGTAACCATACTTCCATCCTTCCCATTTCTGGGTATATAAGGACTTTTACTCTTTTACAAAGATGGTCAACCTCTAATACTGTAGCATCTACTCCCTCATAGGGATAACCTCGTAATACTAAGTAATCTCCCGGTTTTACATTGACTAAATCATCTACCGAAAACTTCTTGTTCTCTCTAGCAATACGTTTAAATCGCCTTACTTCTTTTCTACTACAAGTAGCCACTAAAGAAAAATCATCAAAGTCTTCAGCATTGTCAATTCTTACCTTTTTCTTTCTTGGGTGCATTGTCTCAGTATTACGTAACCAAGTTCTGATACCAGATATATTCCTACGTAACTTATTAAGAAAAGGCCTTGAGAATGCTAATTTAGTTGGCATTCTCATAAAACCATAATTGAATAATACTGGTACTTCTTCAAATATCATCTTACCCTTTGTGGTTTTTCTTAATACGTTTACCATAGGAATAATTGCCTTGATTTGGTCATACCCCTTTTCTTTAAGTTCTTTATTAATTTTATCACAGTACTTCCTTTCAAGGTAAAATATACAATATGAGTATGAGGTATGCTTCTTCATGGGTTACCGATTTTTAAGAATTAACTTAGCTTGTTTATGTACTAACTTATAGTTTACATTCTTCAGTATATCACTAGCCATGAATACATAAAGAATCTCATCTATCTTTGGTACATCGATTACCATAATATTGGCTTTATCGAATAGTGGTTTATAGAATACGGAAGATAGACCCTTTCCAACTACAAAGAAAAATTCTTCTGAGGGCATTGAATTATATCTCATACAGAGTATGGGAACTTTATTTGCTCTTTTTGCATCCTTAGAAGCTTGTTCCCAAAATTTCAATATATCGCATCCCTTATTACCTAAGAGTAGATGTTCAAATTTAATCTCTTTATAATTCTTGCATTCAATAGATATCTTACATCTATGAGCATGCCTTTCATCAGTACAGGTTAAATCAGAAGTGGAGTCCTTGTTTGAATGCCAAGCTCCACTCCCGGCTCTGTTTCTTTCAAATTTGTACCCGGTCCATTTCGTAAACCAAGCTCCTATCTTTCTTTCGAATCGATTTCCTTTATTCTTAGAGTTCATGATATAATGGTGTATTGTATTTTATATACCATTATAGTAATTGGTACTTACTCAGGCCTTGGGTCTTTTCCACTTGCAGGATTTTGGTATTACCGAGAGGAAGTGAATCCAAGTGGGTTATCAAGAATAAAGTTTTCTCTTTGAATATGTGACGTATCAATGATGTAACTACTTCTACGTTATCTGAACTTAAAGATTCGAATACCTCATCAAGGAATGCAATATTAATACCTTTAGATGCTGTGAGAGATTCATTCATGGCAAAAGCCATTGCTACATTACATAATTGTTTTTCACCTCCCGAAAGTTCATCATAATCCATAATCATCCCATCCCTTTCTATTAGAGTAACAAAATCTTTTCTTGCAGTTCCCAGGTCTATATTGAACTCTATTCTAAACCCAAGTACCTCTGAATACTTGTCCAGAGTTCTATTAAGGAATTCAAGAGATGAATCGAAGAGATAGGCCTTAATCCCATTATTACCAAGAGGGTCATTAATTAACCAATTATAATTCTCTAACTCTAATTCTTTGTTATGAAAATCCTCATCAACTTTCCGTAAGTTTTTCCTAATCTCTTTAAGCTTCTGTTTATACTTGGGAGACATGACCTTAAGCTTTTCCTGTTTGAGCTTGGCCAAATCTTCGTCAATAGAAGCAAGGTCATCAGCAATATCATCACAATCGGATTTCAATTTCTTATATCGTTCATCCACGTTCTCTAATTCTTCCAACCTATCTTGGGCTTTTGAGTATTTCTTCTCATATTTTTCAATATCAGAGAACGCATTATATATTGATTTAGCATCTCGTAATGCACGTTTGTAGTTACCTCCTTCTAACTGTATTACTAATTCCTTAATGACCTCTTTGAGAGATACATTGGATATCTTCTTAGCATTATTCAATTTACCCCTGATATCAGAGATTAATTGGTTCTGATTTTTAATCTTAATCTTTATAGAAGCATCTACCTCATCTTTAATTTGTTTCTGTTTTTGTATCAGTAACTCAGTTAGCTTCTCTCTATCTTGCTTCAAGGATTTCCTTTCTTCTCTGTTCTTCTTCTTAAAAGACTTCTCTCTATCTCTTAAGTCGAAGTAAGCCTCCCTGTTTGCCTCTAGTTCTTTCTTTAATAATTGAGATTGATGCTCTACCTCATTTATCTGGGCCACTATGTTGTTTTTATCTTGTAATGCAATGCCTTTGGCAAGGTTTAAGAATTCTAAATCAAATACTTCTTCGAATATCTTTTTCTTATCAGAATTAGATTCTTGTATTAATCGTTTGATACCCTGACCAAACATTATAGAATTCATAAACAGAGTATATGATAAACCTATCTCTCGGTTTATGGAATCTTGTATCTTACCCTTACCTTTGATGTCAATTATATCACCATCTTTGATGAATACTAATCGGTCTTTGCCCTTTGCCCCATCCTCAAGTACTTCTTCATATTTTTGACATCGGACAATCTTATAAGTATGGGTATCTTTTTGGAAGAATACCTGGACCATAGTCCCCTTGTAATCTTTGGGTCTTACTTCCTTCCAGGTATTTACATCAGATACACCCTTTAGATTTTTCCCATATATTGCCCATACTAATGCCGATAGAATAGTTGATTTCCCTTTCCCATTTGGTGCCTTGATAAGGATGGTACAAGTTGGATTTAGTTGTAGATGCAGGGTTTCTATTGAACAAAAACCCACTACATCCATATTCATAAAACTTAGCATGACTCTACCTTTTTAAGTGTTTCTATTAATAGGTTCGATTTAACCTTATCATTGATACCTTTCTCTTTTAAGTACCTCTTTGCTAGTGACTTCTTAGAAAGTTGCTTAGTAATCTTATGTTTGTTATTAACGGGAGTACTAGTTTTCTTGGGAATCACAGTATAATAATTGCCATCATCTTTAATATCTTCCTCAGATTCTACATCAATGAATTTCGGGAATTCCCTTAAAGGGGTGAACTTCATTGATAGGTCCTCATATATTTTCCAATAACCCAATTCGCAATCTCTATCGGTTCTTCTTTGATGGTTAGTTGCCCCAATCATATAGACCTTTTTCGAAAGTCTTTGAGGTTTATGAATATGTCCACATAATACTAAATCGAACTTATTGAGAAGGTTAACATTAAGATTCTCTACAGAATCTATTTCCCTACCATCGGTGTCCTTTGCTCCTGGATAATCCGTGTGTAGTAAAAGTATATTCTTAAGACTTTTATCTAATTCAATATTCTTTAAATATTCACTTAGACCGACATTATTATCAATATAAGGTACACCATATACTTTTATATCCTTATGATTAGAAGATAAGATAGCAGACCCATAATCTAATATATAAATCCCATACCTTTCTACTCTATAAAGCCAGCTATAGGGAGGTGTACCAGCTTTACTTACCTTCTTGATGTCATGATTCCCTGAAATAGCGTATACCCATAGAGGGTCATAATCATTGTACTTATTAAATTCTTTATAGCATATCTCATCAAGTTCTTGGTCCATATTCTCGGGCTTATGAAATAAGTCCCCACAGAATAAAGCTGGGCAATTATACTTCCTACATTGTTTTTGTATAATCGACAAAACCCTGAAACTATTCAGGGTCCTGTGATTATTCTCATTGAACTTAGCCCAGAGATTAATATGCAAATCTGAAAAGGCTATTGCTATTACTTCTTTCCCCATATCCTATCTAAATGGTAATTGATTTGTTCCGTTCTCATACCTAAATCGAGCTCAGATATACAAATAGTGGGTATTTCCCAATTTGCAAGCAATTCCCCCATAAGAGATGATATCTGAACTTGGAAGAATCTGTTAAGTATTCTCTTACCATTATCTTCCATTGACCAATGCTTATAAGTATCTAGATTTAATGGTAAGAAGATTGCTACATCACATTGATCTTCCATTAAAGTCTTACATTGACAGAAAAAATGTTCCATTTCACATTCTGGTAAAGTTCTTGATTGCTTATACCAAAAATAAGCAGCCAAATCTGCATAACTCCTATCAGTTACGAAGTATTCTCTATCCTTGAATAACCTATTCCTTTTGTTCAGAAGTTGAAAATCTGCTTTATACATTGCCTCCGAACCGAGGGATAATATTTCATTATGTGATACCCCTTCAGTAGCAGGTAATAAATCTGACATACTACCAGAAATAAAAGGTAGATCTTCTCTCTTAGCTACATACTTAGCTAAAGTAGTTTTCCCTATACCTGAGGGACCTACAAACATTATACGTTTACTCATGATGTAATTCTTTAAAGGGTTTTATAAATTCATTTGTCAAGAAGGATGCTAAAGAGTATTCGATACAAAGCTCTTTGAATTTCTCATACTTAAACTTCTTTTTTGACTTAAGTGGTAATTTCTCTAATGGGTTATGTCTTACAAACCAGAAGAGGTCAATCAATTGCTCATTTCTTCTCCATATTTGAAGATATTCTTTGTTCTTACTCTGAGCAATGAATTTCTCAATCCTACCTTCATCGAGTATTTTCCTTGCCTTTACTGGACCTATACCAGGAAACCCAGATATATCATCGGAAGTATCTCCAACCATTGCTAAATATTCTACTGTCTCATGAGAATGATATCCGAATAATTCTTTGCAATTATCCATCCTTATCATCTCATCTTTTCTGGGATTATATATCCTCAGGTTATTTGATAGCAACTGATTAAAGTCTTTATCCGATGATATAAGTATCATTTTCTCGGATTGGAATTTTTTAATTGCAAGATATGCTAAGAAGTCATCTCCTTCATATACTGTAGATTCCTTTTTATCGAAGATATAATTAATTCTTAGCATACCCAGCATTTTCATTATGATTGCCTTTTGCTTTTGCAATGACTCATAATCTATTGATATATTTTTTCGATGCCCCTTGTAATTGGGCAATAACTTCGTCCTTACTGGTGAATGACCATTATCGAATGAAATATAAACCCCATCTGGTTCAAACCTCGTAAGATACATATGCAGGGATTTAAAAAATCCAAATATTGCCCCACTGGGTTTTCCATCAGTAGATTTAAGTTTTTCGAACTTATGGAAGGATTGATGGAGGATATTTTCTCCATCAATCAATAATATTGTTTTCTTACTCATACTCTAAAATCGAATTCATAAAGTGAAACTTCTTGAATCTTTTCGTCACCAAGATAGATATCAAGATAATTCTCAGCAGAACTATAAGCATCTAAGTATCTAACTCTTGGTTCAATTCTCAAATTCTTTTTAAGGTATTCTTTAATTACTTTCTCTATACCCTCTACCTCCTTTTTATTCATCTTCTACCTCCTCTTCGTCTTCCGATTCGTTAAATGATTCATATTCTACCCCATCTACTGGATATAAATTAGTAGTCAATGCTACTATCTTCTTTCTAGTTGTACCGATAGTATTTATCTCGGCCTTCTTTAATAATTTACGACGAAGTTCATCATCCTCTTCCAAAAGCTTTTGGAATTTCTCTTCCCCTCTTGCAAGAGTTTTTCCTTTGAACTTATATACTCCACCTGAAGATTTTTCTATGATATCATTTTCTACCAATACATCCTCAAGAGCATAGCATCTATCAAAACCTACTTCATGGAACTTAGGATTGAAGTAAACCGGGCACTTACTGATTGTAGGTCTTGGAGGAGCAACCTTATTTTTAATAAGTCGGATTGTGACCAATTTACCAGCTTTCCGTTCTTTACCTTTCTGTTTAACAGTGATAGACCTGCCTGAGTAAAAGGCAGCTCTGATTGAAGCGTAGAACTTAAGTGCTGCACCTCCTGTAGTAGTTGTGTTATCTTTTCCGAATCCGACATTTAAAGCAGTTCTTAATTGGTTAATGTAAATCTGTGTAACTCCTAATCTATAGAATAGTTCACTTCTGATACGGAAGTATTTGTAAAGAGCTTTTGCTCTACCTCCCATTTCAGCCTTACCCTCTACCATTTTAGAATCTATGTTATCTGCACAATCCATAGCAGCAATAGAATCTATCACTAAGAGAATCGGTTCATTATTAGTTAATTGAGAACGAAGATAGATTGCTAAGTCTGCTACAGCATCAGAAATATATTCTATACGAGTATCATTTAATACTGTAACTCTTTCTGGGTCTACTCCATTAATTTCTGCCCAAGAGTTCATCCAAGATTGTTCGGCATCTACCCATATGACATGTCCTCCGAGTTGTTGACAAGTATATGCAAAGTTATAGGCAATAAGAGATTTACCAGATGATTCTTCTCCAGCTACTTCTAAAATTTTACCGAATGGTATACCACCACCAAAGGTATAGTTGAGAGCAAAGAAGGTTGATGGCAACCATAGATTTGATTCTACAGTTTCTGAAGCCAATCTCATCATACCACCATATTTCTTTAATATCTCATTTTTTGTTGGTACCTTTAAACCCACTTTCGATTTCTTTGCCATAATGTAATGTATTTAAACTAAAGAAGGTGATAACCGAACGAATCTAATTATCACCTTCGAATGAAACCATATTATTACTAACCCTTAAAAAATATCTGATTTGTATTTTCTTTTCTTTTTCTTGGGTTCATCGTCTTCCATGTAATGGTCTTTGTGAACTCCCTTTTTCTTTTTCTTTTTTGGCTTATCGTCCTCATCATCATCTCCATGATCCTCATTTAGATACTGTGAAAGTAAATCTTCCAACTCATCATAGGATTTGATTTGAGAACGAACTATACCCTCAAGGTCAATTGTACCTTGGTATTTCTTGTCCAACTTAGTTGGCTTGCAAGCACGAGCAGAATAAGTAGTATCTAATTTACCAGACCCTGAACGGATTACTTTAATATCATAGCCGGTTTTTGGGTCTGTCATATCACCCGCCTCATCTTCATCAAGGTAAAGGTCAATAATATCCTGATATACTGAACGGGGAACTAAAACTCCCTTATCCTTACCTTCATAATCAACTTTGCTACCCTTTTCATCGGAATAAACTATACCTCCTATTACATATCTTCTTCTTGGTACCAGATTCTTGGCAAGTTCCTTGTCGTCTTCATCCTTAGAGTTTTTCAATTCTTGATACTTCTCCATAAATGGGCAAGGTTCATCAAAAGTAGCCGGAGATATAACTCCTCCCAAATTGCCTCCCAGGTAGAATTGAATAATTTCGATACCCAATTCTTGGTCATCACCAGGAGACTTAATTCTCATTCTCAGGGTTCCTTCTTTTGGGTATACTAACCCACTACCATTTCCCTTAGATTCTAGCTGTTTCTTTCTAGCTAGCATCTTTTCTTTTGTAGAAAGTCCCTCTGATGAAACTTTCTTTTTCTTCTTATCTTTTATCATAATGATTAATTTTGATTGTTCGGTTCTGAATAGACTACCTCATTCATACTCAATACGGTAAGAACGTTTTTCTCTAAGATCTTTTGAAGAGCAGGAGATAATTTATCTGTTTCGAATTCAAGTTCTTTACCCGCATACAAACCATAGGTAACTATCCTACCTATGCCCACCAATTCCCGATAGGTTTTATATTCTTCTGTAATCTCCCCACTCTTTACTACGACTCCTTTACGAGGAACTCCCTCTTTTACTTGTTCAGGGATAATCAAACCCGATTTAGTTTGGTTTACCTCCTTTGGAGATAAAATAAGTACCCGGTTTTCTGTAGGGCATCCAGGTAATTCTTGATTAAATTTCTCAGCCACAAGAGGTGAGATAAATGTCATTGAATAATTCATATTCTAATACTGTTTTTAAAAGTTAGTAATTATTTATAGTTCAATGGGTTAACCCTTTCTTAGATTCGCATTAATAGTTCTTAATATATTCTCCCGACTCTCATAAGCTTTACATATAGCTATGAACTTATTTGCTTTTTCTACAGCTTTTAAGTATCTCTCATAAATGGAAGAATACTTCTTGTTAAGATTTGCCTTATGAGAAACATATTCGTTATTCCACCTTTCATTGGCATCCTTATAATATATCCAAGCATTGGAATAGGCTTCATCCTTTTCCCTTGCTAGTAAATCTCTTTCCTTTATATACTTATCTCTAAGAGAACAAAGAATATAATAACTAGAAGGAGATTCTCGTAGCTGAGAATTAATGATATTCTCATTGATAGATAATTCCTTTTGGATATCAATCTCAATAAATTTACCTTCAAATTTAACCTTTAGTTTTTTCAGTTCCGTCTTCATAAACTTCTAATAGGTTTTTAAAGTCTTCTTTACTAAATTCCCCCTTACTTATTGCTTTAGTTACTTGAGCAAAAGCCATTTGATAAGAGAGTTTCATACCCGGCAAATTAAGAAGAGATTTATAGATGCTTATCTTATCTACCAAAGCCATTAATCTTAAGTCGCATAAGTTATCAGTACCACCTCTATCGAGTAATGCTAAAAATGCAGCCCAATAAATATGGGTGGCATCTTCATAAGCAAGTTTACCATCCTCATCCGTAGCCATTACTTTAAAAGCCAATCCCTCTAAAGTAGTAAGATTAGTTTGTACTTGAGATAACTGAGTCTTTAATCGGTTAAGTAACATTTTTTCTTGTCCACTCAACCTTAGATTAACCACATCTAAATACTTAAGTAAATTTTCGATAGAATAACCTAAGCAACCTGCAACCATATAAGTAAGGGCAGTTAACTTACTTGCATTATCAATCTCTTTCTGTGTTGCCATAATTCCATAAATTTATATTATTTATGTATACATAGTATCTTCTCTTTTCACTCCTGTAATGGTAGATACTGAATCTGAATGCTTTATATTAGTTTTACAATTAGGACATTGTACTATCCTAAAATAATCCCCAGATTTATTATAAACCCCAAAAGTTTCACTGGTATCATATTCAAATTCGCAATCACATACTGGGCATTTAGCCCTCCATACCGTGGGCCCGTTTAAAATCTTCTTCATTTCCTTAGTTTTATGTTATTATACCGTAATATTTTATATAATACTCCAGTTGATATACCGAATTCTTCTAGTATATCTTTTCTTGGTATACCCTCTATATACCTAGAAATTAATAATTCTACATTTACCTTACGTTCTCGTTCTTTACCAACAAAATAGAATCTTTTATCTTCTATACACTGACCCATATTCATCTTAGCTGTACCCCAATATAAATTACCTACCCGATTATCCTCTGGATTGTTATTTTTATGACATACTTGAGGATAATTGTTTGGGTTAGGGATGTAAATAGAAGCAACTAACCTGTGTCTATAAAAGTTCTTCCGTTTACCACCATCTCCTACTAAAGAGTTAGATAAATAACCATTATCTTTCATAGCAGGTTTTACTAATTTCCAACTACCAGTAAATTTCGAGTATAATTTTCCAGTACGGGATATGTAATAATTACTAAACCCGGGTATATTACCCTTTTCTCGATTTTTCATATTCTCGTTGATATTTATGGATTTCCTTTTTATATAGTTCCATAAATACTTCTGGTGAAGCTGCACTAAAATTACCAATTTTACGAGTCTTAAACTTATGGTATTCCTCCATGTACTCTTCTACCGAAAAGTCTGGTTTTAACATTCTAGTATAATCATATCCGGGCATAAATGGTAATTCTTCTGCCATAGACCGGCCTATTGTAAAATCCATTGATAGAGTTACATCATCAACTTGGAAACCAAAGTATTTCTTAGTACTTGGGTTACGTAGTATATTCCAAATTGTATATACTGTCCATGTATTTATATCCTTCGGTTTAGAATACATATATACAGCATCATGAACTGTACAAGCTTCTTTCATCATGGGTAATTTACCTTGTCTCATTAACCAATAAACAAGGATAGCTCCAAAATTAGTCATATTTGCTGCAGCACCTTGACATGGGAAATTAAGTCCCAAACGGATGGCATAAGCAACTTCTTGTTTATCATTTGAGTATATTTGTGGTAATCTTCTCTTAGTACCAAATAACTGAGTGTAATATCCATGCTTACGAAGGAATTTCTCTTGCTTCTCTTTGAACTTAAGTATCTTTGGGTGTTTCTCAAAAAACTCTGCCATTTCTTTATGGGCTTCTTCTTTAGTAACTATAATACCAGCTTTTGGGTCGGATAGTTTTACTGCAAGTAAAGCTTCCCCAATACCATAAATCAAACCGAATGCAATTTGCTTAGCTTGTTTTCTTCTAGTCTTCCATAGTTTATGGTCTGGATGATTTTCATCTTCATATATCCTAGATGCTTCTTCAATTGATACCCCATATTTTGCTGCTGCTATACCCAAGTGAGGGTCAGCCCCCTTTGCAAAAGCATCAAGATAAGTTTCATCACCTGATAAGTGTGCCATCATTCTTAACTCTGCTTGAGAGTAGTCAAATGCCATATATAGATATCCAGGAGGGGCAATCAATTGTTTCTTGATATTTGGGTCTACTGACGTCTTTGGTATCTGCTGCATATTTGGGTCTGCAGAACTAAATCTATTAGAATCGGTACCGTGTATATTATACCTACCATGTAATCGGGAATCATCTTGTACTTTTTCCCACCATCCATAAATATAGGTCTTATACATTTTCTCTAACCCTCGTAATTCAAGAAGCTTATCAAGAAATATTGCCTTTGGTGAATCTTGCTTTTTAATTGTTAGCCTAAGATTAGTAAGAGTTTCTTCATCAGTACTTGGTTTACCAGATTCATTATCCTTAATTACATCGAAATGAAAACCATCTTCTGAATACATCAATGCAGGTAAATCAACGGAACTACCCAAATTAATAGGTCTTATTAGTTCTTGTTCTTTTTTAGTTGTGAATATACCTGCTTTGATATTTGAAATTTTCTGTTCCCTTGATGCAATCTTCCGTTTATCCTTTGGGTCATTATAATCTAACTCTTCAAGTTCTGATTCGATAGATTGGATATACTTATCAATCTTTTCTTGGTTATACTTCTTTTCGAATTTCTTTACTCTTGGCAAAGCATATATTGCGTCTCTAGCAGCATCTATTTTTGGCTTATATTCTTCTAAAAGTTTTTTATTGAACTCAGTATCTAGATATAAACCTTCTTTCTCTACCGAAGTAAGTACTCGTGAATTACACATAAATAAATTACGGAATACCGAATACATACCCAAATCAATCAACTTCTTTTCAAAGAATAACATTAACCTAAGAGTATAATCCGTATCTTGACAACCGTAATGGCAAAGTGGGTCTAATTCCTTTTTATCCCATGGTATTTTATCAAAGGCATCTTGCTTTTCATAATTACCATACTCTGGTAAATATCTTCTTACCATTGACTTTAAGTCATGAGGTTTTTCCTCGTTGAGAACATATTTAGCAAGCATCCCATCTAAACATGTACCTCTGTAGAATATCTGATACTTCTGATTTATCTGGTCATCAAATTTCCAGTTCCATGCAACCTTAGTTATCTCATAATTCTCGATTACCTCTTCCCCAAATTTCCTTAACATCTTCTTCCAGTTCCACCCAGGTGAAGTATATTCTTTTGTTTGGAAATGGTCTAAGGGAATAGAAGCACCAAATCCTGGCATCCAAGATACTGAAAGTATGGTTGGCTTAAAACTCTTATTATAAATGGGTTCTGCATTCGTTTCATAGTCACAGCAAGCATAACCAGTTGCTTTACAACAAGCAATAAGTTTTTTAAGTTCTTTCTTGTTCTTTATAATATGATACCGTGTTTCCATATAGATAAATAGAAAGAGGGATATACCTTTGATAGATACATCCCTCTGTTAATTAATACTTTTCTTGTAAGTCTTCCAGATTAGATGCTAATGCTAACCAATCTTTCTTATAAGCATGGAGGGAATCAATAGTATGATACAGGTAACCGGGTTTAACTCCAATCTCGTTAGCTACGTATTTCATAAGTCTCCATGCAAGGTATACATCATTACCAAAGTGAGTAACAAAATCCGAACTTCTTTGGTGATAGCAAATATGTAATACCTTCTCCCCCTTACCATTCTGACGAATAAGAAAATCATAATACATAGAGCAAGGAATACGTTGTCTACCACCATAGTATAAGGTATCATCATGCTCAAATATTGGTATAATTGCTTTTCTTGTATCTGGGTCTCTCTTTAAAAGACGAACTAAATCTTTTATTAATACTTCACCCATTCTCTCATTGTATGTGTAATCGAACATACCCTTATCATCAAGGAATTGTTCCCATAAATCTTTCCTTAATTTCCAAGCTTCTCCTGGATTTATATCATTAGGGGATATTCTTTCTTGGAACTCTGCATCTGCCCATTCTCTTGAATGAGAGAATACGAATAACCATACCGGGTCTCCCAATGAAGTTAAGCAATATTGTTGGCAAATGAGTTCTTTAGTAATAAAATCCTCATTACCTTCAATGACTTTATTTTGATAGGTCTTTGGTTTTACAAGTTGACCATAACTGTTGAGTTCTCTGCCCATTTCGGACATTAACTCAAAACTGTTAGAATATATCCTCATATTATATAAATTTAACTGTATGACATTGTAGAACTAACCCAGGTCATATGCCAGTAGCGAAATACAAAATTATCGAAATCCTCTACCTCTTTTATTAACAAGGGTATATCTGGTTCTGCACCGTTCTTTTTAATCTCTAAAACTTGGTAATAGAATTTGTTTACTAATCCTATCCGCTTCTGATTTAAAAATTCCCTAGCTTCCATTGTTGTTCTTTTGTTTTAAAAGTTTCTTCTTATAGGCTTTACGTTGAGAGTAAGAAATTACATTCTCGGGATATTCAATATCTTCGTATTCAAGAAGTAATTCTTTTGCTTTCATTGATTTATATGTTTCTTCATATAAATCTGGTCTGAGCACTTTAAAACTTCTGAAGAATACCTTGAATGAAGAGAATTCCTTCTCGGTGCCCTTTTGGAATTTCTTCCATATCTCTTTTATTCTCTTATTCCAAGCATTCTCTTCTGCCCCCTTAAGTACCTTCTTCAATGGCTTATGGGTATGATACATTAGAAGTGTCTCCACATTTCCGTACATTTGAGTCGCGAATAGGTTGATTTGTACTGACTGATCCAGACCATATACGTACTCTGACATTCGTTGAATTAATAGGAAATCGAATATTAACCTCTTGGTAATCTCCGAAGCCCGAACTACCATTGTAATAACTGGGATGTCCTCCCCGAATCGTTTTGAAAAAGTCGCTGCTATTAGACATTGTTTACCATTGTCATGATGATTATTAAACATATAGGTTATATTGTAATTCTGATTGTACTTATTTCTCAGTACTCTCAGTTTACTACGCAACAAGTCAAGCTTATTAAAGTCTATATAGTTATTCAATAAGCTAGTCCACTTAGTTTCTTTATAATTGAAACATCTTCCATAATCAAATTCTGGGTCTACCCAGGCCTTGCGTATCTTTATGAATACGTTATACACTACTGCTACCCCACTATTGGCAATAGCCCCCTTTGCAAATAAAGCAGGCTCTAATCTTAGGAATCCCTCATTGAGTTTTTCCCATGCTTCTTGTGAGGTAGCAAATTCTAACGAATGGAGGGACTCCTCCGGATTAAGTTGAAGTCCCTCTAATTTATGGTTCCATCCTGACATGTTAATAATTAGTTTGTTGCCTCCATCTATTGAGACGCTGTTTTTTAAAGAATAAACTGAATAACCCTTGGTCTGTGAACCCATTCAATGCAAGGAATCCCATATATAGGTAGAAAGCTTTTACCAGTGATTCCTGGAAGTCTATCTCTTTAGTCATTACTTGGGTTTGTTTCCAAGGTCTAGACTTAAGGAAATTCCTTGCCTTGTTCAATTCATATATCACTTCCCATAAGTATAACTTCTCTGCCTCATGTGATAATTCATTCATCTTATGAAAACCAGGGATGTAAGAGATGATTTGTTCCCATTTACCATCTTCATCAAAAAAATCCTCTTCACAAATAATATCGAATTTCAATAAATTCTGGTAGTCGGAATATTTTACCACTAACTCTTTAACACCCATAGCCATCACATCAAATAAGTTCTTTGCCTTATTATAGCTAAGAATATCTTCAGGAAGTATATTTGAATATACTAGAAGAGTAAAGAAAAAGCCTAAAGCATCTGCTTGTTCTTCATTTGCATTAGCAAGAGAATTCAATAGGGATTGACATTCGTTTTCATTGAACATCTCGATATTCCAACCATTCTTCTGACATAATTCAAATACTTCTTCGGTAGATTCAAACCCTTCGGTGAGTTCTTCTATTACTCTTCCTATAAAGTCTTTGAGTATTACCTGGTTCTTTGCATTATTGATATCAAATGGATAATCAGGTAACTGCTCTATTTGCCTATATCCCTGCAATTGTTCTAACCCCAATTCATACATCTTTAATAGTACCCCATTAGTTTCTACTTTAGGTACTGGTTCACTTATATTTCTTATATCCAAAATGTTAACTTTTATAATGTTTACCATTAAGATAATTACCAACAGTAGCATTACTAACCTTCAACCTTTTAGCTATGTACTTGTTAGTATTACCTTTTAATTTCAATCTCTCTAATCTTCGAATACTACGTACTGTTAATGAAGTATGAGGAGCAAATAGACCTCTTCTACTTACTCCCTACATAGGATTATTTATACCTTTTAATTTCAACCTACCCTTATTAATGGCATCATATACATTATCTTTTTGAGTGCCCCATTTAAGGTTCTCTAAACGATTATTCAAAGGGTTGTCATCTAAGTGCATTACTACTGGTAAATTATTCGGATTAGGTATATAGGCTTCTGCTACTAATCTATGTATTTTTACATTCTTAGATACCTTATTATTTCTAAGTTTAGTACGTTCGTATCCTTTATGGAAGAAAGTCTTTACGGGATGTCCCTTATTATAAAGCTTACCCTCCCGAGTAATATGATATCCTGGGAATCCTAATATATTATCTTCCACTATTTTATGTTTTGAGATGAACCAAATCCCTTATCTCCTCTACTTCCCCACATTTGAGACTCAGTATAGAATTCCTCTTGTTGAATCTCTTCTGGCTCTGTGATGTAGATAGGAACATGTATGAACTGTACAAGCTTCTTGCCACATTCGATAACTTGAGCCTTATCAGAAGCATTATATACTCCGATATGTATCTCTCCTACATAGGGAGAATCTACTATCTCAGCTGTAAAGAGTAAACCTTGCTTAGTAGCTATACCGGACTTATTAGCAGCCATTAACATAGAGGCAGGTGGTTCAAGCAATCCCCTAATACCAGATGGGATAAGTATACGATGTCCAGGTTTTAAAGCTATATGCCTTACAAAGGCTTCACCAAAAGGAACATCTAAATTATAACCTTCTGAGTCGAATTCATTTTTAGAATGAATATGCTCTGGATATAAATCGGTTGGTACATAAAAATCTAACCCAGCATCATTTGGGTTTGCTCTGTTGGGAGATATTACCTCCCGTACTTTGATAAATCTAAATCTGTTCATAATATATTACATTTTTTTAAAAGTTGTTCAAAGGTTAATCCTTGTTGATGAGTTACTCCGAGTGAATGACAGAATCTTTCTACGTCGTATTCACCCTGCATAAACAAATCAGCAAGAACATCATCTTGCCGTACATAATAATTTGGGTTGTTAAGATATAACTTAAACATTGCCCATATCATTCTTAACTTACTGACCTTTCCCATTGCATTCTCTATAAAGTTCTCTAATACGTTTCTTAGGTACTTCGAATTTCTCAACTGTCTTTGAGATAATTTCTTTTCTGTCTTTCCCTTTCCGAATCAAGCCTCGGATGTATTTCTTGATACCAACCGTATCTTCTAATACATCCAAATCTTTGTATTGATTCTTCTGTTCTAATTCTTTCCTTGTAATGTTCAAGTTCTGGGACATCTTGAACGCACATAGTTCTGAGTCTCCGCATAATTTACATTCTTTAGTGGATAAATCATACCCAATACCAAAGCATGGATCTCCGTTAGTACCCAATTGACTAACATCTATTGGTGTAAGTACATCATGTTTTGATAAATCAGGAAGTTGTTTCTTTTTCTTTGCCATCTCATTTTTCTTTATAAATGTATATGTTAGTAATATCATCTAGGGTTACATATGAATAACCCATGTTATTAATAAATAGTTCCCTGAGTTTAGATAATTCTGGGCAAGATTCTGGGTCAGTAGTATCTTGTTGTAATTTGATCTCTAAGCCAGATCCCCAATATAAACTAAATGAATGGGTATAAACATCCGGGGTATATCTCCAGTGTTTAATAGGGGTTACCCATGCCAAATCCCTGCAATTGAATACATGTTTGGGATTACTGGCAGGTGGGTTCATCCAATTTAATATTCGGTCTATCAGTTTCATTATATATTGTTATTTGGTTTCCTTAATAATATCCAGCAGTAGATACCTGATGCGGATATTTGTATTATTCTATATCCCTCCGATTGTAATTGTATTAATCGTTCATCAGTATCTTCCCTGATACATATAATTTTATCTTTATTCATAATGCCCGTATGCTTATTAGGATGTAATTATTTCCTCCTACGGAGAAAAGTAATTACTCATAGTACTTCTAGTTAACTCTGAATAAGGCTATGGTTAGGATGTTTCTTCCATAGTTTGTCTAATAAGATTACTTTCAATTCTTGTCTCTGATAATATTGCTTCCTATGTTTTCCATGCCTATCTAAATAATTACCAGGATAGTGAAGGTCATCAAGGTACACTTTCTTTTTCGATTTATCGGTTCTTACCAAACGACCAAGGAACTGAATAGATTTTTCTTGACTATCCATACTTGCTGCGTTAAGCAAATACCTTAGCTTAGGAAAGTTTTTGCCCCGAGCAATGATTGTAGTTGATACCAAGATATCAATTTTGCCGTCCCTAAAATCTTTCATTATTTGTTGTCTTAATTTAGATTTGGTATTAACATGCACATAGGCAATATTATAGGCATCGCCCAGTTTCTTTTTAAAGAATTTATATAGATTTTCACAATGTGCAATATGCTTGCAAACTACGAGAGCAGGATATCTGCCTTGATTAATATTCCATCGTAATCTGGAATATGCCATTAACCAAGCAGTATAACTGTTAGTAATCGAATCATCATATATCTCTTTATAAGATATACAATCGGATTCCCAATTCCCATACCAGGGTTTACCTGGTACCATCTTTACTACAGTTTTAGTTGAATAACCCTTCTTAATAGAATCCCTAAGTTTAAACTCGGCAAGTACCTTACCAAAGAAACATTCAAGATTCATATTCTTAACTTTATCTTTAGCAAGCTTACTCATATAAATGGTACCAGATAGTCCTATACGAATACGAGTATTGAATAACCGGGTGATTACATTCTGATATTGCCTACTGCCCCCTTGGTCAGCTTCATCTATAAGTACCATATCTATTTGAGATAACTCTTTTTGATAGAACCTCATATTACGAGAAATAGATTGAACCATACCTATTGTGAAGTTACTCCAGTTTAAAACTTTGCCTTGAACAAAAGTGATATCCTCTCCGGGTAGATATTGCTTAAATTCTTCTCTAGCTTGGTTTAACCAATCCGAGTCATTAGTTATTAACAAAGTCTTCAACTGCTTCTTATAGGATAAATACAAAGACGACATAATAAGAGTTTTACCTGCATTAACCGTGTAATCCAATACTCCGATATGAAATGGTTTACCTCCAATCGTATTATTAATTACAGCCTTGACTGCTTTCTCCTGTTCTGGTCTTAATTTATATTTGCCTATCTTCGTAACAACTTTACTGACTTTAGGTAAAGGTTGACGCATATCTACAACTTTAGGTTTAATTCCCATCTCAATACACATATCGTATACCTTAGGAAGCAAACCTATTTTAAATTGACCAGTCTTGGTGATGTAGTGAATCTTACCATCCCAATTCTGCATACCTCTTTGCCTTGTACGTAAGTAGAAAGCATTTGGATGTCGAATGGCAAACTCATTATAAAGTTTCTGTGCGAACTTAAGAGGTAAGTCGAGTTCACACATATTACCATTCTGAATAATTATCTTGCTCATCTTCTGTTTCTATGTAAAATGAATTACCACAAGAACATTCGGCATATACTGATAGATCATTGTCTATAGCATTTACCACTTCCTCTTCGGATAATATATAGCATTTACCACAACAAGGACACCATGTATAGGAATTGCCCGAGATATAATTATCTCGGGATTCTTTATGTATAATTGCTACTTGACTCATATTACTTAATGATTACAGTTACTCCCTTAGTACCTTTATCTACTCCCATAGCTTCCTTGATGAGTTTAATGTGATGTTCTTCATCAGCAATCAGTTTATTCAACAAATACATCACATCATCATAATCAGCACGTTCACTATACAAGGCTAGATTATTCATAATCTTTTTATAATTGCCAATGGTTTCTATCTCAGAATTCCAAGCAATCTTCAAAGCACTTTGAGGAGAAAATCCTATTTCCACTTTAGGATAGATATCCATAACAGAATCCTGTTCATGAGGGTCTGCCTTCTGTAAGAAATCGGATAACTTGTCATAGTGTCTCATTTCTACCAAACCAATACCAAGCATTAACTCTGCAATTAGGTCAAACCTTGATGACTGTTGGGTATACATCAAGATAGCACTAATCTCGGAAAAAGGTTTATCCTTTAGTGCATCTTTAAACATATCAACAATTTCATCAGGCCAAGGTTCAATATCCTTAAAATCCGGATAATCTACTGACTGGTCTGAATACTTGAGGACATCAATAAAAGCATTAGCTGCATCCTCCACTCTGTTTCCTAAAAATTGTAAGCCTTTCATATTACTCTTTAATTTTAAATTTAGTATCTCTAGTTCTTGGAATCCTACGTTCCCTTAAGATCGAGGTAATACAAGAACTAGATACTTGATATTTGTTACTTATGTATTTTAATGGGAATCCAGGTATATTATCATATTTCACCATATTCAGTTGTTTATAGAATCCCAAAGACTTCCCTCTACTATTGGTTCATCTTCGAGTAGTTGTTTATTCTTATTCTTATATAAATACTTATTGTATCTTTCAATTGCTTTATCAGTATACATCTGTGCAATGTCTGGTAAACCATTACACCATGCAAGAGATTCAAACTGAGCATCGATGAAGGTCTTATAATCCCAACCTTCTTCTTTTAAGAAGTCACCAACCTTTGCAAAGTGTACATACTTCTCTGGTTGATTTTCATAAGATTCATATATACCAGTTGCCTTAGCAATCTTACCTATAAAGTAATCATGTATCTCTTTGGTAAGTTTTAAATCTGAATTTTGTAACTCTATCTCAGCATCTACTTGATTAGTGATGTTTTCTTGCATAGATAATAACCTTTGCATAACATTACGATAATCAGTCATCCTTTTTAATCCAGTCTCTATATACTTGATAAAACCTTCACGAGTATCAAATTTAAAATCTTCACAGAAGGTATTACATATCTCTGCAAGCTTTTTACAATTTGCCCATTCTCGAGAATTACTTTCATTTATTTTCCGAACTCCCCGATGCTTTAACTTTATACGAGTTGCATATAAAATATCAGCAACGAGGGCAGCATCTCCCTTAGATGCTAGTAATATGTTATTAACTCGCTTAGTATTCTTATTGTTAGAAACTAAGACTGCTCTATGATTTATTGCCTCCTTTCGAGCAATAACAAAAAAAGCCTCAACTGGGAAATTGTCTACCTCTAAGGTATTTAATATTTCCTCAAATTGAGACTTAGTTATATGGATAGATGGTTCACGCATAAATATATTATTTTATAATATAATAGGAACTCCCTATTTCAATGAGTTTCTGATTGATATCAATTCTTGATAACTTTGGTACCGGGTAGCATATACTAACTTAAGTGTCTGACTTCTCCCTAAATCATTTACGTCTTTTCCGTCTGGTAAAAACACCACCTTGACTTTTTTATATGCAACAAGCTTGAGAGCCAAGTTGATGGCATATTCTTTTGCGTCTGGGTCCAACAATATAATAAATCTTTCGCATTGGGATTTAAGTAACTCATTGACTTGGAATGCAGATATAGCTTTGCCCATTGTGGCAATTGCTCTATCCCCAATTGTGAGAGCATTAAGTGCCCCTTCGCAAATGAATACCGACCGATACATCTCCAACGCATCATGATTAAAGATGATAAATTGTTTTCCCAAACCGGTGATATCTTTGTCTGGGTTATTATATCTGGGCCCTTTGCCGATAACATTTCGAGCATTGTAATACCTAAGTTGGCCTTTGTAATAAAAGGGGATAATGAGGTACCCATACGTTGAGTTGCTTGTACCGTAGCCGATACCGTATCTTGAAAACTTCTCGAGATTAAAGCCACGTTTCTTGACATACCCTCGAATGCTTTTTGCAAGTTGGCTGTCTCCAAGCGAAATATTTCTAAATCCCTCAGGGAGATATACTGGCTTACTTTCGGCAAGTTCGATTTTCTCTTCTTTGAATTGCAGTTCATCAAATTGGCCATTGTTCAAAAAATTAATTAGTTCATGGTACTCAGTAAATCCTTCTATGTCCATTATTAGTTGAGCAGGGGAAGGATGGGCATTACATCTAAAACAATTGGTTCTATACATAGAAAGGTTAACTCCCAACTTATGTTCTCTCCCACAATAGGGGCAAGTTGGTATACGCATCCAGCCATGTCGATAATCGTAACCTCCCAATCGTTTAATAAAGTATGTCCTTAATCTAGATTTAAACTGATTGGTTATTTTCATATTCTCTTATAGCTTTCCTAATTACTTTTCGGATTTTCTTTAAATCCTCTAAATCTAAATCATCGATAGCAGTGGTTTGCCAACCATTATGGGATACTTCTAAAGCTAACCCGTCAGACCATCTATCTTTTACTACCTCTACTTTCTTTGTTTTCATAACTGTTATTTAATATATTACGAATTACCCTATCACCAACTCCAAATCTCTTTCCTAGAACCCTTAATAAAGTTTTGTTTACTTTCCATTTAGTAAACCCTAATTGGATTAGTTCAGATAGTAATGTATTATAATAAGCTTTTACTTTAGGTATATCATTTAAGTTTAATTTACGATGTATATTATCCTTACCAATTACTGAAATCAGATTATTACCATCCCTGATAGATTGGTGTACATTTTCTTTCTGGGTACCCCATTTTAGATTCTTATAATAATTATTATAAATATCGTTATCTAAGTGCATTACTACAGGTAAATTATTGGGGTTAGGTACATAAACAGTAGCTACTAATCTGTGAACAAAAATCTTTGTAGACTTACCATCCCTATAAAGGGATACACTATAGTATTTGGGACGTTTCTTTGGTATTAGTGGGGTAAACTCATTACTTAATTTACCCCTACTTCCTCGGACATATCTTGAATATACGCTCCCAGTTTTAGAAACGTAGTATCCCATAAATCCTGGTATATTATCTTTCATTATATATCTCCTTGCTTTTTGTTATATTTCTCCATATTAGCATCTGGGTTACTAGAACTTTTTAGAGAATTATCTAGTTGTTCTCCATATACCCTGTCATATTCTTTTCGTTGTTCTCTAGTAAATTCGGTACACCGTTGAGTTTCTGTAGAGCATTTAAAAAGAGCTCTACCTGATGATAGACCATCCCTTTGAACCACTATCTCGGCCCTTAATATATCATCCCTTTCTTCTTGTTCTGTAGCATTTAACCCCATAATTACTTGAGCATTTCTTACTATGGCTATAGAACCAGATATATCATTTTCATCATATCTGGTTTTTCTATGTTTTTTACCCTCTCTAGTAATATGATGTGCAGTCCAGATTATATCAAGTTTCATTTCTTCGGCTAAGTTACTCAAGTCTATATATACATTAGAAATCCTTTCGAAATCCTCTCGGTCTCCAGCTATTGAAGCAAGCTTACCTGCATAATCTACCATTAATACTCTAATATCGATGCCTTGATTACGCAATTGAACTATCCTCTCTTTTATGTAAGTTGTATTAGTAATCATTGCAGGTACCCTCTCAACCACCAATTCAACCCCAAATCTTGCAAGCTTTCTTAAATGTTTAGCTTCAAGTTTATCATACTCACCTGAGTATAATTCCTTTTTGGTTTTATTGATACTAGATTGAATAAATCTGTCCATGATTTGGTCTTTACCATTCTCGGTATCTACGTATAATACGGATTTCTTCATTCGAAGATAACCTCGGGCAAGGTTTACCATGAAGAAAGTTTTCTTTGCTTTAGGTTTATCCAATATTACATTAATAGAATATTCGGGATAACCTCCTGCATTAGTAAGGTCATTTAATTGCCTAAAGGGACAGGGTATTACCGAGGGTTCTGATTGTCTTTTAAACTGTCTCTCTGTAATATCTCGAATCATGTATATAGGTTCGTCCTCTTTCTTTGGTTTACTTTTCTGAAGTACTTTTTCAATCTTCCTTGAATACTCTTCATATTGTTCGAAGTTATCTAAATCAAAAGAGTCATTCAGGTTCTTCATTTCAACATAGGTAGAGAACTGGTAAATTTTTTCCTTGATATAATCTGCATCCGATAAGGGAATGTGATATAAATTGCTTATTAATTTATTGATATTAGGGATGTCATCCTTAGTTACCAAATCAATGTATGCCTTTGATTCTAGCAATTCTTTTAATACTTCTTTTAATACATTCTCTGAAGGCATCTTACCTTGCTTCTTAAAGTATTTTGATATACCCTCAAATATAAGGGCATGCTCAATAAGAACCAGGTAATTAGCTTTAATCCTTTTTAGGACTAGACCTCCTTCCTTATCTCTTAAAACAAACCGGAGTATCTCAAGTTGGAAATCTGGTGTGAAACTAAATTTGATGTTGTCTTTAAATTTCTTCATATCTATATTGCAATATTATATAAACTAATAGATTTTGATAGTACCGAGATAGTTCTGAGTATGTTGACAACTAACTAGAAACTACTAATCCACTACCTTAAGCTCCCGAATATTTAATATTATTATTTTATATAAGAAAAAATACTTATATTTGCATAACGAATATTTAAAAACATGGGAAAAAGTAAAGGAAATAATGGCTCAGAGCTTCATCGATTAAAACCTATGCAAGAATATGATGAAGCTACTTTCAATAGACTTTATAAAGTTTGTAAGCCAGTGATTAGGAATCTTACCAGACAGATTGATTATAAAAGGTTTAATCTTACACCAGATATAATTCAGTCTTATTTCTGGGACAAGATGTTATTTGTTTTTAATAAATACTATGGTGAATGTACTGAAGAACATCTCAAAGCAAGGATTCTTGCTTCCTTGAGTACATTTAAGAATAAATTGCTTCGTTCTGCATACGGAGAACAAGCAGAGTATAATCAAAGCCTCTTTAAACTGGATGATTTATTCGATAATGACAAAGAACTAGAAGATGATAGTGAAGAAGAGAAAGCTAAATCCGAAATGATAGATATGATGTATACTTATATGAAAAATAAACTTTCTCCGGATGCTTATCTTTTATTCGAAGTATTAATTACTCCTCCCCCCTTCATTAAAGAGAGACTCGGAAATAGTACAAGGATTACTAATATAATGCTCATAGAATTTTTCGAAATGCCTAAGACTAATGAATCCATGAGATATATTTCTGAACTTAGACAGGATATACAGTATTGGGAAGATAGAGCTAAGGAAGAACTTAGATATTAACACAAAAGAAAAGGGACGTTTCCCAACGTCCCTTTCCGAGTGTTTACTCTAAACAAACTATGCAAAACAAAAACAAAACAAGAGTTTACTTAGACAATACAAATAATACACATGAGTTATATTAACAACTAATTACGACCTATGATATTTTTTGAATATATCTTAAAGTAATAGTCGGTGGTAACTTTTCGATAGTCAAGGTATCTACCGAAGTCTCTTGTAGGAAAGATTCCCCTATTAAATTCCAACTTACTACAATAGCACCATCTTGAATACCCTTGGTGGGAGTCCCTCTACCGAAGTCTCCATTTAAACCCGTTTCTCTATTAAAGAAAGATTGGGGTCTAACATTCTCCCAGTTATTGGCATCATCCTGTTTACCTTTAGATACACCGAGAGCATGCCTATGTCTTGGTAAATCATCGCCTTTCAATTTAATAACAAAGTTACCTTTAGTGGGAGTATAGAAATCCCCAATATTCTGTAGCATCATCTCGTCTCCAATTTGAATACCTCCGGCCCGATATCCTATTACTATCCTACCTGAAGCCTTTGTATATTCAGCCCATCCTTCAGGGACTACATCGGTTTCCCATAAAATTATTGAACCTATGGGTAAACTAGCAGTATTCAAAGAATCAGAGAATTCCTTTCTGAGAGCTTCTAGTTGCCCATCAATGTATTGCTTAATATTCAATAGATTCCCATTTTCATCCTCTACCGGAAACCCAGTATTCATTTTCTCTACTTTAGTTATGGATTCTTTCATCATACTGTGAGTAGCAGTAGTATATGGGATCTCCTGGAATTTGCCCTGATAGGGTACAATAGCAAAGTTCTCATTTCTTTTAGTCATAGCATCTGTACCCTTACCATATATCCCAATAAGAACAACAGAATTCTTATTATTAGAATAATAAGGGCAAGCAGTCTCTACCATCTCTAGAAGATTACTAAGAGTCATACTATAATCCGAATAAATATCATTATTAAGTACATTGGGATTACGATTCTCTTCAGAAATTGGGTAGTATATATCTAGAGATTTTTTATATAACTCATAGAAACTTTCTGAAGATTCATTCCAATAAGCTACAAAATCTACTGGATTATCTACGGGTTCGGGGATAGTAGTGTGTACTGCAAACAGTAATACTTCATCGGTGGACCCTTGGGTTCCCTGAATATTCTCGATGGTCAATGTTTGTTCATCAGAGATAAATATATAGCCATCTCTTGAAATACACCCAAAATTTATATCGGGTAATTCTCTATCTTCAGAATCTTTAGACATATACCTTGCTGTAATCCTATCCTTAATTACATTAGCAAATTTACTACCAGAAACTCCCTGAGGAGAAACAACCAATTTATTACCATTTATGGTGGCTGAGCCAAATCCACAGAATGGCCCCAAACCAGAAGAGGCAGCAATTGCTTCGGCTGCTTCCTTAGATTTGATTATACCTTCATACTTAAAGTACATTTTCATTGTTCTTTGTATTTTTAAAGTTATTCTTTTGTTCTGCCATATCCCTGAAAGCTTCTCCGAGTTCATTAAATTTGAGAGTTAACAACTTAAAGATTATCTTCCAGATACTATATTGTTTTTTAATGCCATGTATTTCACATATATGCCCATAGATACTATCTATTTCGAAGCAATAGCATAATATCATTATAGTAATTGATACTTCTATGGGATCTACTCCATATGGTTCTCCAATAGCTTTCCCAATTATAGCCCCAAGTAAGATATAACAAATATAATCAACCAGCTTATTTATGGTTCTCCTACCGGCCCTTGACTTTCGAATGACTATATCTTGTACTCTACTTGCAGATATACCAAACCATAAATCTGAAAGTATCAATATTATGGCAAGTAATATCATCCACCTAAGGTCATAAATAATTTGGGTACATTCTCCAAATAAACCAATCATTGAAGTCTTGAACAGAGGTTGAGTAGTAGTCTCTGTTACATTGTCTATTGCACTCTTTATCATACTTCTTCAATTTCCCACATTTGATTACTATAAGTGGTAATGGTAAATGTCTTCTCAGAAGTGTCATCTGATTCCCATTCCAACTTTTGAGGATTAACGCTTAATAAGTCAGCATCTACTACCGTAAACTTAGCCCGTACCGAAGTATCGGCAACTGATTCAAAAATGTATTCTCCAGCGGTAGCCGTAGTAAATTCATATCCGGCTCCACCAGCATCAAAAGTAGTTACTTTGCCAACTTGTCTAACTCTACTATCGAATTCAGCTTTATTAGAACTACACCTAATTAAACAATATACTTGTTTAATGGTACCCTTTAATTCGGCATAACTTGGGTCAACGGTTAATTCTATAATAGTAGGGTAATCTTCCAATATTACTTGACACCTTAATGAAGAACCATCATCTGCCACAAAAGTATAAGTACCTGCTTTAGTTAATACAATCTCGGATTCAAGATTATAGGTTTCCCCAGTTTCATCACAAGTTGCAGTACCACTTACATTGACCCCGTTTTTCATTTCTTCAAGGCTAAATTTACAAGCTGATACTTCACCCAATAACTGATATACTGCATAAGTATCATCAATTTGGCTTTCGGGTAATGACCAGTTAGGTTCTTTCCACTTTGAATCTGAAGGATCTGAAGGAACTATCTTTAGTTTGTTCTGATATACAACTGGGGTATTCTTAACTACCCAAGTAGTCTTTGCAGTTGGGTAGGCTACAGATTGGAAAGTATAAGTACCTGCTCTATTAGTAGTATATACATACCCGTTTTCAGCATTGAAGGTTTCCCCAGTTTCTACTACTTTAACTTGGTAATCATCACCATTACCCGAAATACCTTGTATTATTACGGTAGTTTTTGCAGAACCGTTATATAGAGTAGATGTAGATGGATTAATACTGATCCTATATATAGGAGTTTTACCTGAAACTACTCCAAAGATACCCACACCTTCATCAGTTTCTCTTTTATCTAAAGTACATTTGAATTTATAAGTACCATAACTGTTAGCAATAAATTTATCCCCATTCTTGAAAGTCTTAGGATTACCTATTAACCTACAATATAATTCTCCAGTAAATGACTCTGGGTAATTTGAAGTTATGGTTAAAGTAGTAACTGCATCCTTCATAGTTTGATTATTTCCAACTCTAAATTCTGAGGGTGTACATCTTACCTTATAAGTAACTTCTTCTTGGGTTACTACAAATGAAGTTTGTTTTACAGGAAATTCCACAATCTCAAAAAAGTAAGTACCGGGTTTTGTAAATTCCCAAGTTGAGCCCGATATTTTTACTTGATCGGTACCCACTAATCGAACATTACAAAGTTTCTCTATCCCTTTATAGGATACTCTAGCTATCACCCTTGTACTAACCTTTAAAGTAGTTGGGGTTATTTTACCAATTATGGGCTCACAAGAAATAATATATGAACGGTTATAAGTTTCCTGCCTTACGGTAATTTGGGTTATCTTAGAATTATCCCCAACGCTTCGAAAGTAATAAGTACCAGCCCTTGGAATATTAAATACCGAACCACTTTCATGTTTAGTATAACCCCAGTTAATTCTATCACTCGATATTTGATATCTCAAATCTGCATTCACCCAATCTGAGGTTACAGTTACCAATACTGGTACTTCATATACTTCTGAAGTAACTAAGTTGGGCTGGTCTGGGTTTACCAACTCGGCCTTAATCGAATACCCATCATTTACTACAAAACCGTAATCTATAGTGAAGGATACATGATAAGGTATGAATCTAGTAAAGAAACTTTCTACGGCTTCCCTAAATTTTTTAAAAGCCTCAGAATTAGAAGTATACCCATGACCAGTAAGTTTAAAACTTACGGAAATACATTGAGAACAATCAAAGGTGTTATCAAAGGTATATTTACTATCGTACTGATAGTATTGGTCAAAGTGGGGATGACCTTTTATCCAACCATCATACCCATCGGCTTTTGCTGGGTCTGTTATTACACAAGTTAACCCATATAACCTCATCATGATCTCGAAAAATTCTGATGTACCCCTTATTTTGAAAAGAGATACCGAATATCTCAAGATGTTTCTTACCTGAGTACTGGTTAAAGTAAAAGGTCCCTCTTTGGGTATTATCCAAAGCTTTGATAACTCCTGGAGTTTACTATCCGAGTAGAACCCATTAAAGTACTCTGCCCATTTCTGTGCATCTATCGTGTTCCCATAAGCAAAGGGCATTTCTCCAAGAAATTGCCAAAGGATATTGAGATACATATCTGGGGTTTTATCTATATCGATAATATCCAATATATTCTCAATATCCTTTGTAATATAATCTTCAAAATGCTCTCCACAAATTTCTAGAAACCTCTCTAAGATGCCTTTACCATTTACCTTATAAGTATCTTGGTCCTTATATTCGAATGGTAAAAAGTCGATTAGATTTTTGAGGTTTATCATTATACTATTTCGTTAACTGTTAATGTTAATTGTGAAGCATTCTCGAATACTGGTAAGTTGAAACCTGGATCTTCATAGTCATGGTTTGGTTCAGATACGGTAATAGAATATCTATATCCAGATTGATAACTGTTGTTCTGTATATCCAAAGAGAAATCAAAGCCATTAGCCTTATCAATAATCTGAATTGAATTACCAACTGTACCAGTATTCGTATAGCCATTAGATACTGAACGTACCGTAAAAGTAGTTGATGAATTAAAGGTTATATAGTAGGTCATTGACCCCTTTGCCTTATTCAACTTAAACTGGCCAAGGCTTAATTCTTTATTACCATAAATGGTAGTAGGCCAAGGTTTAATATAGAACTTGGTTAGATGTAGATAATCTACAGTTGACAGATTATCTATTAGGGCATAGATGTCTGATACCCTTACGCTTCCACCTATCTGAGCTTGCTCTGGAGAATAGGCATTATATAAAGCCGTAAGAATTTGAGTTTGTATCTCTGCCGTCTTATAAGACTTCTTACCGGTAACGTTCATTTCTAGAATAATCTGAACCTTGCCTGCAGACTTAACTTTTAGCCAAGTAGTCAGAGGGGCCCTTTGAGATAGAAGATTATATACTCTACTGATTAATTCAGAAGATGCAACAGCTCCACCATCGGGGCTAATGTATACTGTAAGCTTTCTACCGCATTCATAATCGGCTTTAGCCTTGTTTACACCATCTACTAACATAGCTAAGCTTTCAAAGTCCTCCTTAGTAATTGCTACTCCCAGAGTCTTTACACTCAAAGGTATATGTTCCTTGAGCATTGTAAAGTTCTCATAGTTTGAACCTCCTCCAGCATCATAAGCATTACTTACAGTAGCATCAGTGATTGAAGAAGAAATGATTGAGGGTACGGATGTAATAGTATTACTCTTTACGTTACCCTGAGAACCATTGGTTAAATAGAATACTACATTGGTTATCTTTGCACCTGCTGCAGGTTTCTTACCGAAGGTTCCATCCCCAAACATTATGTAAGGGTTAAGAGCTTCATCTACTGAAACCATAAAGTGTTTATCCGTTGGCTTTGATTTTGCAAAGGTATCTACCAATACCCAAGTTTCTCCACCTATCTGTAAAGACATAGAGCCCTGTTCATAGTACTTACCATTAGGCAATGTACCAAGATGAACTATTACCCTGTCTCCAGTAGGTATTAGCATATTATTAAGAGCACTTGCAGTATATTTCTCATGTTGAATTATAGGTACTTTACATGTGGTTACATTTGAATACCAAGTTACATCTCTAGCAGATAACCAAGAGTTACCACTGGAATCCGTAAATAAAGTTCCTTGAGGTATGGTTAATTTAGCTCCAATGGGATTACCAGTAATACTTCTGGATAAGATTACATCTACTGTAGCAGCAATCGCTGCTCGAGCATGATAATCTACCAGAGCTCCATGTTTAACTACCGAATCATACCTTCTTGCAGTAGATAGGAAGGTTTCCCTTGCCATATTATCTACATAATAGTGAAGTACTTCGGCAATTGCCGCAAACAATGAGAGGATGATAATTAAGATATTCCCCTCCGAATAATCCGTTATGAGTTTCTGACCCTGAGGGTCTTTAAGCCCCATAAGGGATTCAACCAGCTTGGCCTTAATCTGTTGATAAGACCTCTGGTATGGGTTAAGCCATTTATTTGTGATTCCCATATTATTGTGTATTTAATGAATTATCTGACCTATCATAGGTGATATCGAGGTACTGACTAGAATTTGTTCCATTTATTACATAAGCTACTTCTATGTGTATTTTTGCATCAACTCTAGTAACTGTGATATTTTGGAATGTTATTCTCTGTTCCCATGCACCTATGGCTTGTTTTAAAAACTCTTTAATTATAAAACTTAGGGCTTGTGAGTTTGGTTCCTCAATACATTGCCATAGTTTACTACCAAAGTTTTCCTGTCGAAATCTCTGACCTATCATATAATACAATATAGAACTTATATTATCCCTGATAAGTTTAAAATCCCCGTTTACTGGGTACCAACCTCTTTCCCCATTTTCATTAGTTGTAAGTTGGATAGGATAAGTTACACCTATACCAACTAAGTCTGTAAAGTAATTCTTTTCCATTAGTGTATGCAGGTTTTATCCTCATAATCGTCTACAACGAATTGTGAGAAAGGTTTAGTTACTTGAGTTAAAGTTGGGCCAGAAGAACCTGGCCCAGTAGTTACACCTGAGTGTACATGAGAGTTAAACATACTACGAAGCTGTTCTAATTCTTGAATGGTTTGATTTAATTTCTCGGTTAATTGGAATATATTGATTACTCCACCATTCTCTCCCGTATTTAATATTACTGAATCACCAGAGGCCACATTAATATCCCCATCGGCATTTATAACTACCTCTTTTTCTGAATGAACATTTACTGGGCCATTAAAGTGTAAGTTGAGTTCTCCACTATCATCATCAATAACTATAAGATTACCTTCAGGTGTAATTATACCAATTTTATTTGGCCCATTTAAAGGTTGAGGTATTTGGTTCATCCCCCAACCATGATATTCCCAGAGAGGCTTAGTGGGATCTCCAAATTCAAAAGTAATAAATACCATGTCTCCAACTTTAGGGGCTAAGTATTTAAAGCCTGAGCTCAGTGAACCATGCTGTCCTTTCGGATATGCCCAAGCAAATACTCCGCCCATTACTTCTGGGACACATACCTTTATTCTGTTCATATTTTTCTCTACATCATTATTATCAACAACGATGCCTCTATAAACAGAGTAATACCGACCAAGGCCCTCTAAGCCTTCATCGGTTATTATTTTTGCTGTTTCGTAACTCATATCCTTATTCCTCTACGTATATTTGACTTGCTATTCGTTTATGCTTTTTAGCCATATCACGATATATCCGATTAGCTATAGCCATATAATTAAACTTAACCTCATAATCTTCAGGGACTTGGATTTCCTTGAGGGTTATCTTACCTGGTATTAGTTTACCCTTAGAAGTAACTGTATTACCAGTAGATAAAACTATACCTTCTGCCAAAGCTTTGGGATCTTTAGCATTTACTTCGGTATAGTAAGCCTTTTTTCTAATAAACTCAGCTTGACCTTTGATGTCAATTATTTCCCCCTTTTCATTAAGGAAATGTTCATTGTAGTATACTTTCTCATTATAAGTAAAGTTAAGGTTAAGATTTTGAGAAGAGCTTAAAGCCTTTTTATCTTTGCCTCTATCAGTCTTAGCATTGGCCTTAGCATCATTTGCTACAATATCCTGAGTAGATAGATCAGTTCGAGAAGTTACAGAACCAGACTTAGAATTATTTTTTACTAACTCCATATTGGTTATATAACCTTGACCAGCATCCATTGAATGAGTACATTGTTTTATATACCAAAGCCCAGACCATCGTTTACCCACGTTCTCTAAATTAATTATTTGAGAAGTTGCTAACATGGGTCTACCAACTACCTGAAGTTGACATACTAATCTTTTTTCTGTTTGCTTTAAGCCACCATTAGCATTAGCATTGGCTGCCCAAGCATACTTATCAGCTCCTCCGTATCTACTGAATAAGTTGTGATAAAGCTTATAGATGGGTACTCTAAGATTTACTCTTTTCATATGCCTTACCTTAACCTTTTTACCGTATTGACCTTGGCCATAGTGTTTAGTAGTATCAATTTCCATATCGGATAATACTTCAGTATAAGGGTCTTTATTCAAAGCCTCAAACCCTCTTTCAGATGCTGGTAATACTCTCCTTTGAAAATTGATACCAGAAGCTATACCCGCTCCAGCTTGTTTAGAGGCATAACCCTCTGGGTCATAATCTAGAGGATCTACATATTCGGTTACCATAAATTCCATACCATCTTCATCTTCAAAAAGATACATTTCATATTCTAATAACTTTTTAAGATTAGCTTCTAATTCTTTACCATTTCTGGAATTCTTTAGTACTTGTTGAAGAGCTCTCTTTTTATCATCTGGTAATTCACTGACGGCTTGATTAATAGTGGTACGTATATCTTCAGTAGACATCTCATCGAATCTCCTTTGTTTACCAGCTTCATAAGCTCCAACCGGACCAACAGCTTCATACTCTGCTACCCTCTTTTTATACTCGGCTTCTTTTTCCCTATTGTATTGAACTTTCATATCCCAAGTATCTATTACTTCGGTGGGAGTAGTAGGGTGGCTTTGATAATCCTCAAACCCGTTACTGGTAAGATTAGATACTTCAATATTATCTACTCTAGCTATATAGGGGCTTAAAGCTAAAGAGGGTTTATCTTCTGGTTCATTAATGTTGGTTGATAATACAGATAGGTCTTTACTATCAGGGTCTAAAGATGGTGCTAATACTGCTTTAACTCGTTTAGTTACCTTTTGAGTAGCAAAGGATACTCTGAGTACTTCACCCTGCTCACCCTGATAAGTATAAGTACATACAGGCTCCTCATTAAACTTTCTATTATGTATATAAATAACCCCATCCCTTGAATCCACATACCAGGGGCCATTGGTATAACCCTTCATCTTCTGTTCTAACTGAACCAAGATATTCTTTCCCACTAACCCAAAATCGCTATCTATTAAAGCCTTTAAATCTTCGGGCATTGCTACTTCAGCTACTCCACTGTATTTGTTAGCATAAAGTACTTTTCCAGTAGTAGTACGAGTATTTTCTGTTGGCACTTGTAGTGACTCGTATACTTTATTACTTATTATCTGTTGTTCCATTACTGAAATATTTCTATGATTACACCAGTGGCATTCCCACAGCCATTGTCTAAATAGGTAGATAATTTATAACCCTCCATATCCGAATGAACATAAGCCGGTTGAAATCTTAAATCCCCTGTAGAGTCAATGCACTTGATAGTTACATGAGTACCCGTAGAATCGAATACTGCTTCGAATTCTCTTACCTTTAGTATTTTTATAGGCCCCGATATAAATTGACCATCTGGGTAAATATAACCCCACTGAAGACAGATTTGTTGATTCTCTTGTATATCAGCAATATCTACAGTATCAGGATTACCCGTATCAAATGTAAGTGTAGCCAAATTTTCTTTTTCTTCGTCATATCTATAATTCCAGGTACTTATATACGCTCCGAGGGGTATGCCCGTAAGAGGATTCATTATAGGCATACCTCCAAAATTGAAAAGGGCCAAATAGGGTTGACCCATTCCATTGTATAGTATTGGTTTCTGTTTAGCTGCCATATATCGGTATCCTTATTAAAGTTCCCATTTCTAATTCTCTAAAGGGGTTTAGTATCTTATTAGCTTCTGCTATAATATACCATTTCCCAGAATCCCCATAATATCTAAAAGCGATATTCTGTAAAGTTTCCCCATCTTTAACGGTATGCTGAATATCGTTTGCAGATGAGGGTATTACTGGGGGGTTGGCCTCTAAAGAATAATCCCCATCTTCGTATTTCAAAGCATAGGCATCATTATATGGGCTAGCTCCCTTTATATATTGGTTAACATCAATCATATTTAATACCTCCCGTCTTTTTAAGTGAATCAGAATTTATGAAATCTCCATAGGATAAGTTATATGCACTTACTCTCTTGAAAATCAATTCTTGGGTTGCTGTTGCAGGTAATAATCTACCATTTCCAAAAGTAGCCGGCTTTCCCGGTACCCTTATCCTATAACCATTCTGAAAATTCTTCAAGGTATAGTTTGCTGAAGTAAGTATATAATTGTGATTATCAAATATACCAGAATCACCCCATTCTATTTTAACAATTGGAGGAGCAGCTTGGTAACCATTTGATTTAGACCATGCTTCTAATAGCCTACATTTATTTACTACCTCTTCGGGATTCTCTGGGTCATTACAGTACCAGGATACATTAAATTGGATAATGTCTTCAGCCCCAGTATAGTGATACATTGGTACATTACGTCCCATAGACTTAATGGTTGCCCATGTTGTTTCACCTCGAAAATCCAATTCTGGAGGTCTATTCTGTAAAACAATGTATTGAGTTGGGTTAACGGTCATATTATATATCCTTACCTCATTCTGATACATAATATCGGCTTTTACTTCAAAGTTTCGATGATTGGTAGTATTCTTGTTACCCTTTGCGGGATCCACTCCTTCCCCTTCTTCAATTCTAGGGAATTGCAATTCCATCCTCCATTTTTCCTGGAGTTGTTTATTCAATGTGGGATTCTTGGAAGATATCTGAGCCTCTCCTATAACCCCATTAGGGTTATAGAGCTTACCTTTTAGAGCATCATCTTTTGGAAGTGTAGATGTATTCCTATTGAGTAATATCCTGGCTCTCCATAGTTTATTTAAGGGACCCGTAAGAACTCCTGCGGTATCCCTTGTAAGGTCATTGTATTTTTCAACAACCTTACCTGCTGCCTTATTTAATACTCTAGCCATAATGTTTTAGTTTATAATCCCATTACAAATGCGGCCCCAGTAAAATCTTGTTGAGAACCTGGGGCATAATCCCCAACTGCTTGGCCATCTACAGAAATATTAATCCGAGAATCTCTCATACCCTCCTTGATAGCTAATCTTACGGCATTAATAAATCTCTCTTCATTTTGAGTCCGAATAGTTGTTGAATCTTCTTTACCTTTATCTTGGGCATTAGTATTCCTATCTACTGAATCAATAAGTCTACTACCTACTTCTATTAGTAAAGGTAAACCTACGGTAATAGCTAATCCCCAGGGTCCACCAATTAACCCTAATAACCTACCACCTACCGAAGCTAAACTTCTAGTAGCAACAGTCTTAGCAGCTTGTTTACCAGCTTGATTAGCTACAGTACCTCCAACTACACCTCCAATGAGTGAAGTGGCGGGAGACATCCCAGGGTTTGGAGTCTTAACATATCTACCAGTTTGGGTATTATAAAATCTACCCGCTCTATTCATACTAACTCCCCCCATCATCATCTGCAATTGAACCATAGTCCTCATGAGATTTACCATACTTATCATATGGGCTTCCATGATAGCAAATTGGGTGTTCGTCTTAATAGCTGCTGCAGACATACCCTCAGTAGAAGCCGTGGCAATAGTTTGTAAATATCCAACCGACCTTATAATACCTCTCACAGTATTAAACCCTGCAACGATGGTACCAACTACTACTGCTGTAGCCCCTACTCTAAGAGCAAAGCTACCAGCCCAAGTTTCAGAGATAGAATTTATTACTTTGATGATAGAATTACCCACATTGAGTACTGGGGTAAATATTCTACCCAAAGCCGCTCCTGCAGTAACGGTTAAGTTTTCTAAACTTGATTCGAATTGGTCAATAACACCCGCATCAGTTTTAAGACGTTCTTCATTAAGTCGATTTACTGCTCCCATGTTTTGATCATAGGTTGCAAGTATCTTACCCATCTTATCTCTACCAGAAGCAATATCTCTAAGTACTGGAAGCATGCCTCGATTACCACGAACACCAAAGATATTGAAGAAGGTTGGTGTTTCTATCCGTGAAGGTAAGTCTACTGCCGCCTTGGCAAATTTCTGATAGATAGTGTAAAGATCTATAAGGTTACCCTGAGCATCGAAAAACTCATCCGGACTTAAGCCCAAGTCTGCTAAAGCGTTATAGCCTCCCTTTTTTTGATTAACAAGGGAGAGTTGTAAGTAACGAATCATATTAGCCAGAGAGGTACCTGCCATAGAACCTTGTATACCCATATCTCCCAATACACCGATGGCAGCAGCCGTTTGCCGAAGGTCTACTCCAGCAGTTGCCATATCTGCTCCTGCATAAGATATGGACCGGGCTAAGTCTGTCAAAGATATATTTGCATTAGTAACTGCAGTATATAAGTCATCGGTTACTCTAGCGGCTTCTCCCATTGGGATTTGGTACATTGACATGATATTAGTCATCAAGTCAGCTACACCACCTTTCTGTCCCACTGGCATAGTAAAGATTGAAGCCAGCTTAGATGCTGGCCCAATCATTTCTTTAATAGCATCGAATTTATTACCTGCCATAGCCAGGTATCTTTGTCCTGATGCAACATCCGAAGCAGTAAGAGGAGTTATCTCATTGACATCTTTTGCCAATTGTAACATTTCTCTTTGTTCTGCAATGGTAGCACCGGCAATTTTCGAAGCAGTCCAAACTTCATTCTGAACACCCGCAGAGTATTTATAGGCCCTTGCCATTCCCCCTACGAGCTGCATTCCGAAGTCCATTGTATTAGAAGCTGACATCTGTATACCTCTATTCCAGGTACTCATGTCATTCATCATAGTTCTGAATGACCCAGATATCTTGCCAGCCTCCTGAGAGAATCGGTCTTTTAATACCATGGCAACACCGACCTCTACTATACTCCTACTGGTATTCATAATTTATTTTCTTTTCTTTAATTGTTTATAATATTGTTCGGCCATTTCCTTAAATATTTTCCTGATTCTATACGGAAGACGTAAAAAGCCGAAATAGTCTAAGGCTATCTCGGCTCTGGTGATATAAACAAAATCACTCTCTAACATTACTCTTCCGTCAGGTAGAAAAAATTGGGTGCCCAAACTATAGGATAAGTTCTTTCTTCTCCAGTTAAGGGATTAGTAATATGGGACTCTCCCTTAAAGATAGGGTCAATAGAGATTATATACTTTCTCATCTCAGCCATATCCTTTGCAGTAAAAGGAGTAAAGTTTTCTACCTTCTCCCAATTACCGTCTACTTCTAAGTAAAGATTCCGACAAAGTAAGGGGGCATTCTTAGTTTGTTTATCCAAGGGTAACTTCATGAACTCTTGTTCTCCCTTACCAGTCATACAATCAAATTTGATTTTCTTGCCCGATGAAAGAAGGTATTCATGACCGGTTAATTGAATACCCTTTGGATAATAAGGGATGGCATCTGGTTTTTCATCAAATACCCTATTATCAGTGGGTACTTCTGAATAATCGAAAAGGAACTCATGAAGGTCTTGGCCATAAGTAACTTTACCACCGTTCTCTTTACCCCAGTCATATTCAAATTCTACTTCCTCTCCCAGTGAGAATATACGAGAATTGAAAATAATTGCATAGCGGTCATTGACTGGTAGATTGAGAGCATCATCAACGGTTAGCTTACCGTTAGGAGTGGCATTAGTTCTAATTACGATTGCTGCAATGAACTTGGTAAGGTTCATTAAAGTTTTCATGTCTGAAAGGTTACTGAGAATGTCTTCATCAGCTCCATTCTGTTCTCTAATTTCATATTCGAAACCAGAGGGTCCGGTAAATCTAAATGTTCTAAATTCCATAATTTTGATATATTTAATGTTTACAAATGTTCATAGTACTCCGTATAACAACAAGAAAGGGGTGAGCTCCTATCACAGGAATCCCACCCCTCCACCGAATCTTAGTGAAAATAGACTAAGAAATTAGTATTTGTCTGCAGTACCCACCGAGAACTCTATGGACTCTATGGTATTCTCTGAAGCCATTCTGTCCAAGTCTAAGCCGGTAATCTTACATGGCCATACCTCTTCGAAGACGTGGGTATTAAGAACCGAAACTCCATCTTCGGCAAGTTCGTTTACAATAGCCGTTTCCCAATATTGGCTTGGTACTAAGCCACCACCAACTATATGGTCTTGGCAAGAATAGAGCCAGTCATGAAGCCAGGTATCTGAACCTGCAGTAGTCATAAGTTTCTCTACGATAAGATTACCTATAGTAACCCTACCAGCAGTTTTAACATCTCTATTGACATCCCCATGAGCCACCTGGTCAATCTCAATATCAGGCAAAGTACAACTTTGGAATAGATAAGTATTGATAGGGTGTTTGGGGAACATGATACTCCACAGGAATTTCTTCCGGGGATTTTTTACTTTTGCTCCCATCGTTATATGTTTATAGGTTATTACTTGTTTCTACAACTGATACCGACTTAGAAGCAGCATCAATTACAATCTCCATAGTTACCTCTTGCATAGGAACTACGTCTTTATACTTAAGGATAGCACGATATTTACCTTGACGGGCATCTGCTTCGTTATTTACGGAAAGATCATCCCAAGAAGTTGCATCCTGGTCACCCATCCAAGTATATTCTGTCATGGCATCTTCATCTACCAAAGAATCTAATGTAGGTTTAACTTCCAACCAAATTCTTTTCCAAGTTCCCCAAACGTTTGGTTCTTCCAAATACTTATTAAGTACTGGACGAAGGAACTTCTTCAAATACAAATTCAATCTTACGATTGAAAGGAATCTTTCTGAATCCTGTTTTACCTGAGAAGAGAAGCAATGCCATAGCATGGTTTGTTTACCGGCATCGGGAGTATCTTTGATTACCATCTCATTGATATAATTCTGAGCAAGTGTGTTCAGTTCACTATATCGAGAAGGAGAACCATAATTTGGACATACGGGCCCAACTGCATCTCCAATAACTCCTCGGTTCATACCAGCAAAGGATTTCCAAGGACCATATTGAGTAGCAGAAGCATCCCCCAAACCTGCAATGGTACCTACTACATCAGAATCTTGAAGATTGCCGTTCTCATTGTAGTACTTAAGGCCACCTCCAAAGTAAGCAATATACTTGGAATTACCCACGGTACCAAGACAAGTCTGTACCCAAGTAACCTGAGCTTTATAGTCTCTTGGTTGAGTACCCTGGGTGTAATGGGTTAAGTGTTTTGGGACTTCTATGTACAGTACCCATTCCATCAATTCTTTTGCCATATCTGCAGCAGCCTTATATACCTTGAGTACGTCAGCATCAGTAGTAAGGTGTTGAGAGATATGGGAAATGAATAATTGGTAAAAGTCAGTGTAGTCCCTTACTAAATCCAATGAAGCGATCCATTCATCAGCAGTAGGGTTAGAACCAGCACTACCTACGGTACCGGTAAATAGTTTCTCGGTATCTGAAGGAGCTGCTCCCCCAACTGTTACAGTAACGGCATTTTTTGTACCATCTACACTATCGGTAAGCCATTTGATTAAGTTCTCAAAAGATGAACCAGCAACTACTACCGGTTTGATATACTCTGAGTTCTTAGCAAAGGCACTAAGAGCAAGGTAATCTACCGAAGTATTATTGTTATCATCGGCAGTTTTATAAGTTACTACCGGACCTTGTTCAAGTACCTGGCCATTGCCTGAATAGATTCTATAATACAAGGTATTGAATTGTTTATAGAAACCTACCTGGAAGGTATCAGTACTACCGATTGGGTCTCCATAACCTTTGGTTACCAATCCCAAACTATAAGTAGTTCCCCCAGAAGCAATGGTTATCAATGCTGCAGGAGTAGCAGGGTCTGGAGTAGCAGAAGCAGGTGCTATACCTTCCTCTTCGGATTTAGCAACTGTTTTAGCTTTACCCGCAGTTGCAGCTACTGTACCTTGAGTAGCTCCCTTACCAAGCACTCGAATAACACGAAGCTTAGAACCACCTTGCAAAGCCTTTTCGATATTTGATACAGAACCATCGGGTACAATTTCAGAACCATAGATTCTTTGGAACTGAGAGAATGTAGAGATGATTTCTGATGGGTCATCATAAGGGCCCTTAGTAGTTCTAGCCAATACACAAGAAACTCCTAACATAGGAGTAGTTTGAAGAACATTGTTGTTCTTAAACTTAAAATCAACATGAGGTGAAGTTGGCATAATTCTATTGTGATTAAAGTTAATTACTCGTTTAATTTATACCCTAGAGTATTGTACCTATACCTTAGGTACTTTTAACTCTAACATTTCATTTTCGTTTTGTTCTAACAAACCAATGAGAACTGATATATCCTGTATAGGTGTAAGTATACCTTCTTCCAGGGGTTTTTCTGGAAGAATACCATCTTTACATATGTAAGTATATACCTTTTCAAGTATTCCATGTTCTACATCTGGATGATCATAATAATTACCAATTTCAATGAATAGGTTTCCGGTTGATGCAAGCCTGCCCTTGTCCCATTCCTCTAAATCATTGAAATAAGGTTTTATGTATCCTCTAGCAGGTAAGCTAGTATATAAGATTGTATGTAGTAATCTCATATCTGCTTGAGTTTGAGAAACTAGATGTACATCTATGGTAATATCTTTGGTTTCATAAGGAAACTCTGAAGCTTGGTAATTACCGTCTTCAAGTCTATCACCAATAATGTATTTGTTCACACCAATATCCCCAGCATAATAACCCTGTAATTCTAGGGTTATTCTTGGGAGAGTTTTAGGGCCTTTCACTTGATTATTCCCGATACCAAATAGGGGTATAAACTTCTTCATATTCTTAATTGCCTCTTGAAATCTTTTTTCGTTTTCTTGAGACAAAGGTAAGAAGTCTTCTGGATTCAAAGTTAGACCCATTTCTAACATTGTACTTAGTAAAGAGATATAAAAAGTTCTCTCTACTATCTCTTCTGAATTTATCATTAATTTCCTAATCTAATTTTTAGTTGAACTTCATGGCTACCAGTATCATTTATAATCCCGTTATAAGTTACAATTATACCCCTCATCGAGGATATATTGGTTTCAAGATGGCCAGTACAATTTAATTCACTAACCCAAGTAGTACTTATATTAGATGGGTAATCAGTAAGCCATACTTTATAGGGAAAGGGGTCTGCCCCAGGAGCAGAAAGAGTACCTTCTATGGTTTTACTAATGTCTGTTATCTTAAATTGTTTTACAAACTTAGCAACTTCATAACCATTGATATGGTAGTATTGGTATCCCTTTACACCCCTAATAGAAGCAGTACTACTGCCTTGTCCAACACCGGGGAATGGTATATTAGGAGTTGGTTCAAAACCATACTCAGTAGTTCTTTTACCAGGAGATTGTTTTATAGTTATATCTTTCGTACCAGCCTGAGATACTATTCGTATAACACCGCTTCTTTCCTTTGGATTATAAGTGCTTGCCTCATACTCGTTGTTATAAGAGAGCGTCTTAACTGTTAATTTTCCAGCATTATTACCCTCCCCAATTTCTTTGGTTATATTTAACCAATCCAAGGAATTTTCAACAGTCCAATCTAAGGCTCTATATTCTTCTTGAGGTTCACCACCAATATATTTTTGTTCATAACTATAAACTGATACTTCCCAAATCTCAAGCCTTTTGGTACCATCAAAAGTATAACTATCACTGTCAGGTGAAATAGTAAGGAAGGGCTTCCAAGTTTCTACTACTTGGGGTTTTCCCTTTTGTGTAAAAGTAACTTCCCTTTCTACTCCCTGAACTATCACTTTTATTACTTGTTCTTTATTAGATTCTGATTCATTAGCTGCTTTAGGCTTCACTCTAATAGTAGCAGGACCAGTCCCTGATAAAGAAGATATTTCGAAATCCGACATATTATTTTACTTTCCTTAATTCCTTTCTAACCGCATTACGTATCTCCTTTTGTAAAGCTGCTTTTCCACCAGCAGCTTTATAAGCAGGACCCCATAGAGGACGAGGTGGTAAATTACCATCCCTGCTACCATATTCTAACATGATAGCTATCTGGTTCAAGGTTTTTCTAGAAGTCTTACCAGTATAAGTAATCTTCTTGATTCCAATTGGTAATCCAACAAAAGTCCGTTTTTTACCCTTTACTAAAGTAACTGATCTAGCATACTGACCAGTAAGGTGTAACATAGTGTGATCCCCATATTTTTTAATGGTTCCTGGAGCATGGGGTGGCCATGATACTCCTGAACCTCTTGGTGGAACACCCGTATTCAAACTTCGTCTTACTATACGAAGAAGTTGATTACCAAACTTTTCTGTACCCTTCGCATAGCCTTTGGTTAAGATACTTGGAGTTTTGGCAATCAACCTTTCTGCACGAGCTTGTTCTCGTTTGTCTACGTATATTTCTAGAGAGCCAACTGGAGTCGATAGTGTAATATTAACCGACTTACTTAGCATAATTCTTATTTATTATTTGGGTTTATCTAATCCCAACTCCTGAGCAATCCTTTGTAAAAGAGTTTCTTGCGTGGTTATCCGTTGATCGATATATTGCCGAAATTCATCAAACTCCGGAGCAGGTCTACTTGGAGCAGATTGGGATTGATTAATTGAATTGAGAATATTATCACATTCAGAAACAATTGCCTCAAACTTTGGTCGATTGTTAAGTATATTTAAGGCATTTTGTTTTTGCATAGTAACCTCATTAATTATATTCACTATATCGGTAGTATAATATACCCCATTATAAATACCCTCATCAGATTGTGAAGGTAGGTATATTGTAAGCTGTGATACAGAATCTTGGATCACTAATTCGATACTGTTAACAAAGCCATCTTTAGTACCGGATGCCATGGGTTTACTCTCGCCTACCTTCACAATCTTTGCGGTATCGAAAATGGGATAACCAGACCTCCTGTCTTTCTCTAAGGTAAAGATTACTTCACCCTTTTGTAACTTTTGGAAAATCAATGTTCTTTCGTCCATAATCATTTTCTATTTATTAAATTTAAACCAAATGAAACTGCACCCGGATTCTTTTGCATGAAGTCTACCAGGTTTAAGAATTGATAGTATCCAAATTGATTAATGAGTACCTGAGCTTTGTTTGCTACTTCTTGTGCAATCTCTATAGTGGGAGCCGGTAGAGCTAACTGTATCTTAAATTCGGTGAGTTGTTCTTTTTCCATAATTCCTTAGTTCAAGTGGTTAAAACGAAAAAAGGAGTACACCCCTGATAGATGTACTCCTTTCTAATCATCCTGGTATGACAATTAGTTATGCCGTTGTAGTACCTCCAGTAGTCTTCAGAGCTGCAACCACTTGGTTGATAATGTTCTGGTCTCTCTGGGCATCTACCACTCGGTTCAAACTGGCAATCTCCTGGTCCTTTGCAGTGTTCTCAATGAGACATTTGATTTCCTGTTGTCCATTCTTGATGTCACAGCAGCAACGTTCCAGCTGAAGAGCCAAGTCTGATTTTACTTCTTTAATCAAGCCTTTAGTTTCGCAGCAGCAATTCTGTTGATAATGCTCCATATTGCAGAGGCGGTCCATAACACGATTGAATCCTGCTCCCATCTGGTCACGGGAATCACGGATATCCGAATTCGTTTTGTAGCCCAAATCGCAGAGACCTCTTTCTGTTGCGAAACGGTTGTTAAGAATTTCTTTACCAACACCAGCAACATCTTTTGCTACTCCACCGATTTCTTGGGTTACCCCACGGGCAGCATCAGAGATATCCTTGTAGATACCTGCTTTTGCTTCCTGAACAGTAGATTCTACTTTCTGGATGTCAGCCTTGGTGTCATTGATTTTGTCCCATACAGAAACTGCGGCAGCACCAAAACCACCACCTACCAATGCACCACCCACGGCTCCCCAACCAGAGCCCCATCCTGAATGATCTCTACATCCGCAACCATCGTTACAGCCTCTGTCCGCGATTACAACGTCATCGCCGGCACCTTTTACTTCTACTCCCATAATTGTAAGGTTTTAAAGATTAATACTTAGGTTAATTATACACATTAAATACAGAATGGTGTTGTATTTTTATTACTCCAAATTAAATACGTATTCATAGATAATTGTTGCAGCATTCTGAGTGATATCAAGTGTAAGTTTTTTACCTGATTCACTTTGAGTAACTGTAACCGTAGCAGATCTTGATGATTCTTCGATATTCTCTGAAGCTTTACTTGATACAGTCTTACCACTAACTGTAACAGAAGACCAAGAGGGAGTACCAGACAAACTTACACCTACATCATAAGTATCTGAAGTTTCGGAACCATTAATTACTTTTTTCTTATAGGATATAAAAGTCTTAGATAAAGTATCCCCTGAAGCAGCATGGTGAATGGATTCACTTGCACCAGCACCATTCCAATTAAAATAATAATTATAAGATACACTTGCACCTCCCTGAGTGATATCCACATAATCGGAAGCACCCTCATAAGAAGCAGTAACTCTAATAGACCTACTACTTGTACTGGTATTCTCAGAAGCACGAAGTGTAGTACCTGATAGACTAAATCCTGAGGTACCATTGGTACTTAAACTTGGAGTAGCACTATCAGAGCCATCCCTTGTATTTGAACCTGAGGTATAGTTAGCATACCTGGGTCTACTTGCACTGGGGTACAAAGTTACACTACCTCCAGTATTACCGATGGTATAAGAATTTGCCGTTAAGCTTACACTCCAAGAACCATAGGTATACCCAGTAAATTCGTTTGCTGCCTGGTATACTGGTACACTTACAGATTTGGTTTTACCATTTAGTGATAAGGTACCAGTAAGGGTTCCTACCTGGGTTTTAGATTTAACCGTAGTTCCCAAAGAACCTGCACTAACTGCAGTACCATAACTAATATTAGCACCACTTGTAATCGTACCTCCTCCCGTTGTAGAACCATTCCATCCCCAGGTCTGGGAATAAGTTGGCAAAGTAGTAAATGAACTTCTTGTACCTCCACTTGCAGGTATATCGGTTACAGCTCCACCACTTGCAGTAATTTCACTGTAGCTTTTATAACCTGCCGACTGAGAACAAGATACGGTTAACTTCTTCCCTGTTTCAGCTTGGGTTAAGGTTACCGTACCACTTCGTGTACTGGTAGAAGTATTATTACCCATAGTTACAGAAGTACCGGTACCGGATATACTTCCTCCATTAGCTCTAGTATAAGTTAAAGAAATTTGGTTACCATAATTATGGCCATTTCTTAATTCTTGCTTGTATGAAGTTACCGTAAAGGTTTTAGTACCTCCAGTTGCCCCAAAAGACATAGAAGTTGGATTTACACTAAACCCATAACTCCAAGATTGAGAAGCTGCAGCTTGAGTAAAAGTTACTTTAAAAGTTTTACCAGATTCGCTCTGTGTAACAAGAGTATTGGAATCTGACCGAGAGGTTAATCCCAGATTCTCCGAAGCAGTCCAAGAAGATACTTGATTACCGTGATTAGTTACCCATGTGGGTGTATTACTAATAGTATAATTTACCGTAACTTCAGCCCCATTAGCTATTCCATCCCAATATTTCTGTTTCGTAGAAATAAAACCAAAGCCTTGATTAGAAGAACTGGGGTTACCCAAAGCATCAAAACTTATACTACTGTATCGAGAAGTAAATGTATACTTATAGGTTACCTTATGAATATCTTCGAGTTTGACACATTCATTATTTCCATAGGAACTGGCATTGGATAGTTCCAACCCCACATAATTCTCCCCTGTTCCTGTCGAGGAGAGTGCTAACAATTCAGCCTTGGTAGGGCAGTCATTTCCTGTCTTACCAAGGCCTACTTTAGTTTTGACAGCACTCCAGGTTGCTATCTCTCCCATGATTATTTATTTTTAAGTTCTTGAATCTCAGCCTTCAAAGCCTTAATCTCATCGTAGAGAAGTTTAACACCTTCAATTGCCAAAGTTGACATCTTGTGATATTTAACTTGTTTTACGAGTACATACTCTTCCCCATTGATTTCCAAAGTTTCGAATTCCTCTGGATTAGGTACTGTAGATTTCTCTACTGGAACTTCCTCTACATATTTACCAAATCCCAATCCCTCAAGATTCTGAGCAATAGTTCCCTCGTCCTCTTTACCAAGCATTTCGAATGACTTAGTTGGTATCTGGCAAATCTGTTCCAGAGTATGATTCAAATCCTTAATATTAGATTTGAGTCGAACATCTGAAGACTCTTTGAAGAAACCGGAAGGAGCAGTAGTCTTAGCAAATACTACCTGGTCGGTAGTTGCCAAACTCAATTGAGCTCTAGTTACTACGTGAGGATTATCTTTTCTACCAGCATGGCTATTGATAGAAGTCTGAGCAGCAGTACCTGCAGCCTTAGCATCAGCAATAGCAGTAGCTTGAGCAGTAGATACGGGCTTATTAGCATCGGAAGTATTATTAACATTACCCAATCCAACCTGAGTTTTAGTAACTGTATGAGGATTAGATTTATTGGCAATGTGATTATTTACCTTAGTTTCTAATGCAGTTACATCTGAACCAGTATCAGCAATCAAATCGTCAACGTAAGTTTTCAATTCTGTACGAAGAGTATTGATAGCATTAGTTCTATTGGTAATCTCATTTGCCAACCCCTGTACCGTATTATCCAAGTTAGTCTTATCAGCTGCAGTCATTACACCTGCAGTAGTCTTAGTTGCTGCTGGTATGGTGACATTCACATCTGTACCTCTACTATATGAGCCCTCTTCGGTATTCTTTACCCATCTAAAATACTTTAATTCGAGATTATTCGTATTTCGGGTAATGGTGATGATTACCGTCATTATCTCCTGAGGTAAACTATTGATTAGTTTATCATGCTCATTATCTTTTGCAATACGAGCCTCTTGTTCATCCTCTATGGCTTTCGGTAGGGTTTGATTAAGTTTTATTACACTTTCTGCCTCCATCAAACCGGCTTCTTGAGTAGTGGCATTGGTTAGTGGAATAAGCATCCCCTCAGGCTGATCTATGTAATGACCCTGGTCATTTAAAGAAGAATAATTACACTGAATAATTATATTCCTCTTGTTTCTGTTAGCTATTGAAATATTACTGATTAAATTTCTAGGCATACTAGATACCACATCCTCAAGATGTTTACCTCTACTACCCTCGAAAGCAGTACCTGCAATTTCTCCAATAATAAGGGAAGAAGTGTTACTATCTACGAATTTAGTACCTGACCAACGGAATTGATAAGGAGGTTCCCCATTAGCAACATTAATGTATATCTTACCAGATTCTCCAGTTACCGGAGTTTGGTGAGTAGCATCAGTATACAACTGAACATTAGTAAGACCTCCAGTAGAGCTTACTTCATAAGTAGCGTATACCTCGATTACATCGTCTACATATGAAGGCAAATGGTTAGCTGGTACCAATCCATTACCATCCAATGGAGCAAACCCATCAGCTTGTCCCTTAGTTGCTACAAAGGCATCATGCTTGGCTTCTAGAGTATCAATGTTATTCTGCAGTTTAGTATCAAGGGCAGTATCAGCATCTTTTCTATCTTGAATCTCTTTTTCTAAAGCAGCAGTCTGAGAATCTCCCAGATTCTTGATAGCTGTATCGATTGCCTCTTGTCTATCCTCAATTTCCTTAGCAATAGCATTGGGCAAAGTCTCATCAAGATTAATCTTATCTTGGGCAGTCATTACACCTGCAGTAGTCTTAGTTGCTGCTGGTATAGTACCCATTACATATCTACTACCCTTAACATAGACACCAGATTCTGAGTCTAGTTTAGCTCCAGCATGAGTAATGATGACCTCAGAATCTGAAATTTCTAGATTGCCTCCAGAAGCAAGTACAAAGGATTCTGGTATGGAATCAAACAACTTCTTATCGGCAGCAGATTGTACACCTGCAAGGGTTTGAGTAGCAGCAGGGATATAAGTAGTCTTATAATCTTCTGGCTCATGAGTATAAATACCATCTTCTTTTTTAGAAGAGAAGTTATGAGTTAAAGTTACATGACTACTTTGCTGGCCTACCTCAACTGGGTTATTACCAGATAAGATGATAATATTATCTGGTATGGAATCAAACAACTTCTTATCGGCAGCAGATTGTACACCGGCCTTCTCAGAAGTAGAAGCAGGCAAGGTAATAGGATTCTGTTCTACAGTACCATCCTCAATTACAGTTTTAGTAGCAGCAATGCCTATTGAAGTCTCATTTGGAGTTACATCCCCAAGAGCAAAGTTAACAGTAGTAATTCTATCTAACTCTACCTTATCCTTAGCAGTCATCGTACCGGCTTTAGTATCTGATGCCTGAGGCAAATCAAAGGTTTCTGTAGTATCAGCATTCAGACCATTATCCTTAGTTACGGTTACGGTTACTTTACTTGCATCGGAATCAGCCGATATATCTGTAAGGGCATTTTCATCCAACCCATCCAACTTAATCTTATCTGCTGCAGACATGACTCCTGCAAGAGATTGGGTTACCGGGAGAAGTTCTTTAATGGCCTCATTGGATTCTCCGTATTGGTTGTTAGAAACGTCCTTAGTAGAAGTATTTACCTTGAAAGTAAGTTTAGAGTCATCTCTACTTATTTCACTTACACCAGTAACCATGGTATTAGGTAAAGCATCAGAAGTTGCTTCCTCGGCTACTAACCTTTCTTCGTGGTCATTGGTAATATTGGTAAATTTGTTATCCAAAGATGTATCTGCATCTATTCTATCTTGGATTTCTTTATCGATACGTTTACCAAGAGCGGTGTCTGCAGCAATACGAGCAGCTTCTTCTGCATCGATATTATCTTGAAGAACTTTATCAGCAGCCTTTCTCTCTTCACTCTCGGTATTAAGGTCAGAAGTATTCTGATCAATCTTTGCTTCCAACCGAATATCTTCAGCTTTACGAGCAGCAATTTCGTTATTTAACAGATCCGTAATGGCCGTATAATTACCATTGATATTATCCTGAATACCCTGGATTAATTCCAGGTTACGTTGGATATTAGCAGTATTCTGAGTTACCAGAGCATTAGTAGCATTCAGGGAAGTTAACAACTCTGTACGAGTTTCACTTACAAAAGTTCTCAGCTCATTTACCGTAGTAGTAAGAGTATTACTCAGGTTAGTGAATGATTGTTGTAAAGTATTATCTCCCTGTTCTCGTAAGTTCTTTTCGGCTTCAAGCTTATTCTCCAACTCTGTAAGCTTAGTAGTCATAGTTGCTGCAAAGTTGGGATCATCACCGAGAGCCTTAGCAATCTCTGCCAAAGTGTCCAATACTTCAGGAGCTGAACCAATAATGTTTTGGATTGCAGCCTCTACTTGTTCTGCATTCTGAAAGTCAGAATCGTTTAATAACTCCGATACCTTAGTGATGTAGTTTGCATGTTCTTCAATGCCATCAAGTTTAGCATATAGCAAATCCGTGAAGTCATTAGAAGAAAGTACTTTACCATCTACTTTATCTACCTTCTTATTATCCAGTGCTTGGTCGGCAGCAATCCTCTCTGCCTTCTCTTGAGCAAGAGCATTACTGATAAGTGTATCTTGATTAGCTCTATCAGTTGCTTCTTTATCAATATTGGTTTGAAGTAGAGTGTCTCCAGCCAAACGTTCGTTTTTCTCGGTAAGCATATCTCGAGTAATACCGGCCATATCATCCCTGTGATTCTGAAGATTGGTATCTATCTTTGCCTCCAGAGTGGTCTCTTTTGCAATAGCTCGGTCTTTCTCGGCATTAATAGCAGTGGTATTAGCATTTACCTTTGCTTTTAGTTCATTCATAGCATCGGTATTACCTACCTCTAGAGAATCAATACGAGTTCCTAAAGCATTATCACCTGCAATTCTATCTTCCTTCTCTTGATCTAACTTGAGGTTAAGTTTATCTACCTCAGATTCTAAAGCCTGTTTAGTATTATCCAATTTAGCAGTAAACTCCGTACTTAAAGCATTATCTGCAGCAGTACGATCTGCTATCTCTTTGTCAAGATTTACTTGAAGAACTTGGTCGGCAGCAATCCTCTCTACTCTCTCAGTATTAAGGTCTATATTAAGATTATCAATCCTAGAACTTAAGGCAGTATCGGCATTGGTACGGTCAACGATTTCTTCGTTAATCATATCCTTAACTTCCTTGTAGTTATCACTTACGGTTTTAGTTAAGTTTGTGATTGACTCAGAATTTCTTTCGATATTGTGAGTATTCGTAGCAATAGCCGTTGTATTAGCATTTACTTGCTCAGTAAGCTCATTACGTAAGGTATTGATAGAATCTTGAATACTTAAAGCCAACTCAGATATACGTCTATTAACGTTAGTCAAACTAACATTATAAGCCTCATCTGCAGTCTTTCTATCAGCAATCTCTTTATCTAAAGAAGCTTGAATAGCGGCATCGGCATCCTTTCTATCCTGGATTTCCTTGTTAAGATTATCCCTTACAACTCCAATTGCAGCATCGCCAGTTGCAGACTTATTGTCTATATATTCTTTTAACTTAGCCTCAAGAGCAATGTCTGCATCTTTACGGGCTTGGGTTTCTGTAGCTACTTCAGCACTATTTGCTTCATCACCAGCAATACGGTCTTCTATTTCCTGATTAACCTGTTCAGTAATAGCCGCCAATTTCTTGGTAATAGTTGTAGCAAAATTTGGATCATTACCCAAAGCATCGGCAATTTCCTTAAGAGTATCAAGTACTTCAGGGGCAGCACCTACAATTTCTTGAATAGCTGCTTTTACTTCGTCCTCAGTTTGGAAACCTGAATCGTTGATAAGCTGAGATAAATGGGTAATATAGTTGGCATGTTCTTCAATACCGTCCAACTTAGCTTTGAGTATATCTGTAAAGTCATTCTTAGTTAATGAATAACCCTCTCGTTTATCCACCTTTTGATTATCGAGATCGATATCGGCATTTTCACGAGCCATAGCCTCTGCAGCAATTGCCTCGAGTAATTGGGCTTTATCTGCTTGGCCCTGTAATTTTATATCCTCAATTTTATGATCAAGGACTAAATCCTGAGCAGCTCTTGTAGTTGCTTCTGAATCGATATTATTCTGTAATACCTGGTCAGCAGAAGTACGAGCTTGTGCTTCTTTATCGATGTTACTCTGAAGAAGGTTATCGGCATTTGTACGATCGGCTACCTCTTTAGAAATCTCATTGTGAAGAACTTGGTCCTCCGAATGACGGTCTACTTTTTCCTGATCTATCTTACTCTGAAGAGCCTGGGTATCAGATTGGCGATTAGTAATTTCCTCGTTAATCTTAGAATCCAAGACAGTATCAGCATTGGTACGGTTGGCAGTCTCTTCAGCAATTTTAGCTTCGAGTGCGGCCTTATCATTGATATGAAGGGTCTTAAGTTCATTTACACTTTCCTTAATCTCAGCATCAGCAGCGATACGTTCTTCTCTTTCCTGTTGAATGAGTCCCTTGAGTTCATTCTCAAGTTCATTATTATTATTATTTATTTTATTGTTAAGGTCTTTGATGTCCTCGGTATTCTTGTCTACCTTTCTTTCAACTCGATCAATTTCTGCCTTTAAATCTGACTTTACAGTATCAATCTTCTTGTTAATCTGATCTAGCCCATATTCAAGATTATCCTGAACTGCTGCTACTGCTGCACCCAAAGCGGCTTCTGCCTCTTTAGCTCGATTAACCTCTTCTGTTAAAGCAGTACGTAATTCGGTTAGCTTATTGGTAATAGTTGTAGCAAAATTTGGATCATTACCCAAAGCTTCTGCTAACTCTTTAAGAGTATCAAGAGCATCATCTGCACCATCAACCAAATCACTAATCATCTGTTTAACTTCTTCCTCAGTTTGATACTTTAAGTCATTTTCAAGCTGAGAAACTTTGGTGATGTAATTTGCATGTTCTTCGATGCCATCAAGTTTAGCCTTCAACTCATCGGTAAAATCATTTTTCGATAAGTCGTATCCTTCTTTCTTATCTACCTTATTCTTGATAGAAAGTACGAAGGCCCAGAACTCATTTATAGTTCCTCCAAAGCCAGCTTTAACAAAGTCATCATAGTAACCCTGTAATAACCGCTGGTCTATTTCTTCGCAGGTATAATACTTACTTACATACATATTTTATAAAATTTAAGGATTAATTACTGCACGTTGACGACCCAGTAAGAATTCCGAATCGATATCTCTGAATGGTTCTCCCTCTGAACCACAGAAGGCATTCATTGGTATATCTGGATTTTCGGGGTCTACATCTCCACCGTCTTCTATATCTCCCCGAATACAAGCATAATCGGGAAGCTTATTTACACGGAATTTCATTACCTGGCCTATACCAGGATGAGGTATTATTTTATCCCAGATATCACCGAAGTAATCTTGAAAGCAGGTGACAAATTTGTTTCCGGTCATTGATTGAAATGCCGTTACATCATTGCCATTACCTTTCATTTCAATATGAACTCCAGATGTACCATTAAGGATAACCAGATTACTATCAAACCAGATTCCACTGTTTGTAGTAATTGGTGTCCACCTCAGTACTAATATCTTTGCCATATACTTTATTTTTATTCTACAAATTCAACTTTGGTATCTCGGTCTCTCTTTAGGATAACCATGAAAACTAAAGCCTCATCCTTTGCCTGAGCAGTCTGAGTATCTCCAGAAGGCTTATACGTTATACCATTAATTACAAACCTATCTTGTTCCCAATTAAAATCCCAATAACCCTCCGGTGTAAGATAACCGATTTGTTCTATATAAGATTTAGAAATTAGTATTGATAAGTTTTCATCATCCAATTCTCCTGAGACTGTTGCCTTATTGATAGGCCAGTTTCTGAAAGCATTGTAGTAACACAATGCTTCGATTTGGATGTTATAATATTTAGGTATACTGTCTTCGGCATGACTGAGAAGCTGATTAACATGTTTGGCCCAAGTTATGGATTGTCTACCAGCATCCCAATCTAAGAAGTCAGTGATAATTTTCTTGTATCTATCCCAAGAGCGGTTCTTTACCATTCTCCAGGGTTCTTTTGTCATAACTTAGTTAAGATTGATTTCTTACCACCTTTTACTGGAGCACTTGGGTTGGGTCCATCTAATACTCCAGGTTGCCTTCTGTTAACTACTTTAGGAACTACGGTTCTGAATACTTCATCACAGAATGGTAAGTAGATTTCCAATCGTGAAGCTAACATACAAAGGTTCTTTCTTAATTCATCTATTAATCCACCTGGTTGCATTGCTTGAGAAAGTGTTTTCCATAGGGAACTTGTAGCATCTGCCAAGGTATCATAATATTGCACTTCAGTAGGCCCAGTAGTGATTTGTTTAATCCTATCACCTCGGGCAAGTTCGGGTTTAGAAGTACCATCACCAGTTTGTTCTTTGGTAGAGGTTAATTGACTTAGGTATTCTGAAGTACTTGTTAATAAATTAAGTATCTTCACATTGAGAAAGTCCCATGCTGCCAATTCCATTATTAATTGATTTTCTAGTGCTTCATACCATAATTCATCAGTATACTTATCTGCAGGAATTTGGTGATTTACTAGAGGACCAATATAATATTGCCATTTGGTGATGTAGATAGATTTCTCTTCCCTGGTCATCCCATCGGATATTTCTGAAGGGATATAATGGTCGATTAAGTTATATATTGTATCGGCTAATGCCGTATGCCCATAATCACAAACTACCAGAGTCTTATCTACGGTGATATCTAAACCGCTAGAGTTAGTTACATGTAATGTTACGGTATAGAAACCGGGAGTTTCATAAGAATAGGAAACATGTCTTCCACCATTGAAAACCTCTCCCTTATCATCGCCAAAGTCCCAGTCAAAAATAGATTTGGCCGGGACTTTGGATATGACTCTGAATGAAACTTCCAGACCTGACGTAACGTACAAAAAGTCCAGATTATTTTTCATATTAGTCTGTCTTATGTAATTTTCATATATTAACCTTTAGAAGAAGATTCAAATTCTTCCAGCAAAGCCTGGAGAAGTGTTTCTACTGTATCATCTTTCTCGGCAACGATTTCATGTAAACCAGCTACCAGCTTCAGTTCTTCAAGAGAATATCCCTTTGAAAGCTTTTCCAAAGTCATGCCCTTTTTAAACTGGGCATTTAACCTCTTGTCCAACTTTTCGATGTCAGCCTCCGAATACTTTTCGATTTCTGATTTATCAGCAATGATAATCAGATGACCCGAAGCAACAGCCTTCTGAATTTTCGGTGTACGGAATTGACGACGAGTGAGTTCTTTTTCTTCTCCTCTACAAATGGTAATACCAGTTGATTGGTCATGAAAACTGTAAGCTCTTGGTCCCACAGTTAATGTGTATTTATTATCTTTAGCCATATTTCCTAAGATTAAAATAAAAGTTGATTAAAGAGGGGATGGGTCTTTTTAGTTACCCACCCTCTCTGGGAATTTATATAGATGAAATCGGACGTTCTTATTCAAGATTAACCATCAGGTAAGGATCTACGTTCATGAATTCTGGGAATCCGAATTCGGAGAACTTCTTATCTGCAGCCAGCAACAGAGCAGCATCTTGGTACATCTTGGAGAAGCCAGTAGTTAAGCTTGCATAAACAGCCTCAGTTTGGTTAGAAACGATTCTTTCAGATTCCAACATCAATTGACGAGCGGTAAGCTTAATCAAGGCAGCAGATGTATCAATTAACAATAATTGCTGATCTGGAGTGCCCGGGTGAATATAGAAGTCAGCATTCTTGGGAACCGGAGACTTCACATTCAGTGTAGCTTCAGTTGTACCAGAATGACGATCTTTGAATTCTGGCAAGTTCAACATTTCAATTGCCTGATCTTCACCACCAATCATAGTAGTAAAGTTACGTCCCATACGAGCAGCACGAACCCAAATATGCAATAGATCCTTGTAAGTAATGCCATTGGTTGTTTCGTATACACCAATTACTGGGGCAGACTCAGAGCCATCAGGGTTGTTACCATTGATAGCCACGTCCATAGCCAGAGTATCCAAAGCATAACCCAACTGAACACCAAAGTCACGAAGATAGATCCCCAAGACATCGAGTGAAACATAGTTACGAACTTCATCAGTAAGTTTGAAACCCTTTCCGATTTTGAAGAGGCTAACTGATTTTTGTCCGAAACTAACATCACCCAAGGGAATAGTTTCTGCTTCGTTAACCTTTGCAGGAGCAGCATCCGACATATTAACCATCGGCATAATTGCTTGCAATCCGTTAATGGATTGGTCTGAAGCGATGATGTTCGGATAGAACGGTGCTTGACGCATACCCAGAGTGATAGCAGCACGGATAATCTCCGGAACAATCCAACGGATATTCTGCTGAGGCATAGTAAATATGTTCTGCATGGTATCAACCTTTGGATTGATGCCCACCTTTTCGAAGAGTTCATCCTGTGAAATTCCCCATTTACCTGTAACCAATTCTTCAAAGGTTACTTCTACAGGCTTCTTATCCTGTGAACCGGAACGAACAGCTTCCAAGCTTCTTACCATTTCCGGCAGCTCATTCATAAAATCCTGAGCCTTCAACTTTGTAATATCTATTTTATTTTCCATAACTTCTTTTCTCTTATTTGATGAGTACTTGAATTACCTCATTTGCCTCTTCTGCAGGATTAAGGGCAATGAACTGGGTTGAAGTTGCTTGGTTAGCTTTTACGAATCTATCGTTAAGCAATTCTCCATCGGGAGTTACATAGCCAGCTTCGATATTTCCGTTTGATACCCAGTTACAAATCATGTAACCTTCCATAGCTACTGTTACCTCTACCGGGAAATTTCTTTGAGGTTGATAAGCAGGGTTAACGTTATCCGTTACTGCTACACCCAAATAAACTTGAGTAGCTGTATCAGTGCAAGGGTAAATCAAACCTTCTTCATTCAAAGCCACTGGCATACCCTGTACGATTTTCTCTCCAGCTTTAACATTGAAAGCCTGGTGCAATTTGTGTGACTCACTTTTGTAAATCACCGCTCTCGGGGTTCTTTCCCCAAAGAGAGTAAGTTGCTGAGGGTCGTTTACGATTTTAGTTTTTTCCATAACGCGGATTATTTATATTAGTTATTTGATTTTGTTTCGATACAAGTTATCGATTACATTCTTAGTACTCGGAGATTCTGAATTCCGTTGGGTATCAGTACCCTGGGTTCCAGTTTTACCCTCGGTATCATCCTCAGCAATTGAGGAAGCACGGTTGACGTCCTTAGAACCACATTTTGAGCAAGTGAGAGGGAACTTCTCTTCCAAGCGAGCTTGGTAATCCTTGGTCAAGGAAATAAGAGTAGTAATACCAGTAGTCTCGGCATTGAGCATCGTAACGATTGTCTCATCTACCTTATCACCCATCAACTTCTTGTAGGTTTCTACGGCATTTTCACGTAGAGAAGCAATGTGATTCTTTCCTACGGTTGCCATTTCCTTCAAGTTAGCTACTTCGGCATTCAAGTTAGTAATCTGTTCCGTAAGAGAAGTTTTCTCTGTAGTAAGATTATCTACCGAAGTTTGCAATTCGTTTCTGGATGATACCAAAGTCTGAATGCAGGCAATTACATTTTCCTGATTCATCTCTTTACCTTCTTCCAGGGTAAGCATGTTATCCCCAAAAAGGCTTTCAAGAAATTTTTGTAATTCGTTCATGTTATCTTTATTTGAATGATTATCATTGGCATCATTATCATTAAAAGAACCCTGAGTATCGTTCTTTTCTTGATATGATGTTAAATCTGATTTATAATCAGTAAAGAAGTATTGCTTCGATTTATCATCTCTGTATTCTTCATAAGATGCCCAAGTTCTTTTGGCAAAGGTTGGGTTAATGATTTTACCATCCGAACCAATTTTCTGGGCAAATGAATCAGCACCATGTGAAACTAGTGAGGTCTCAAGGTAACGAACAATTTCAGTAACCATTCTACGTACCATAACTCCCTTAGAGTCATAAGTACCAAGTTTCTGGTAAAATTCGTTATCTTCCATTTGGGGATGAGATTTATCCCACTTAAATTGTACAGTAACTGAATTACTATGGATTGAAGGCGGTTCCATAAGGATGCCTCTAGCAATTCTTGGGTTTGCCTTACCATCGATTTTCAGAATACCGTTGATACCAGCGGGTATAGTAAAGCTACCGTCTTTATAGGATTCCTGCCACATTACTTGTGATACAGCACCAATAGCATTACCAATGTTGGTTTCATGGTCACAGTTTACTGTTTGACCAAGCAACATCTTCATAGAAGCCTTTAGTACTCCATTCTGACCAAAGTCTGTCGGGTTCCAATTCTTAGATACAATCGTTTCTGAAAGTAATCTGAACATTGGTTCGATAAACTCTTCGTCCTTAGGAGTTAGTTCCGATTTGTCTAGGTTGGGATAGTAAGTATTATAATCTATATCCCCTCCCCAAAACCCAAATTGAGCAATGGAATCCGGTGTAGGATTTTTCCATTTATAATAATTCTCTGAGAAAGCCTTGGCTCCCACTGCTTCTGGGATATACCCAGCCATAATGGTATGGCCTTGACCTATCACCATAGAATCAAGATGCTCTTTGTTTTTCTTTGTAAATTTACTCATCTTGCTTTAGTATTTTGGTCTCCTCGAGAAGGAGCCGGGTTATTCTTATCTCTTGACCTACGAGCAGATTGGTTTTTATCATCTTGCCTTTGTTTCTTCTTAGTTCCTTCTTGGGGGTCTGTATTACCTCCCTTAGCAAATTGGTCCTCAAGTGAAACTCTTGGTTCTTTCTCATCAGGAGAATCATAACCCATTGCCCAAGCATATTGCTCTTGACTAATGATACCAGCCTTATACAATAAGTCAAGGTTCTGTATCTTATACTGAAGACCTTGTTGGATTTTAACTTCATCAGAAACTGTAGAAGTTCCCCAATCAATCTTCATCCCCTTATTATTAAAGCCTGCCAGACGCAGTTCTAGAGAATAAAGTCGGTCTAATACATAAGCTACAAGCATTTGGATATTTTTTAACTGGCTAATCATCTTAGACAGCATTATACCAGTTGCACCTTCACCAGTAGTAGATGATACCCCAATGATAGAGCCATTAACTCCCAACCCATTTGCTACAGATTGTTGGTTCATATTCCAAGGCTTCTCGATATTACCGAGCTCCTTAGTAGTAGAATTTAGTTTGAATTCATGGTCATCTATGTAACCAGCAACTACCCCATCCTTCATACCCTCTTTAACATTACGTTTGAGGATATTGAGTTCATGGTATAATCTGGATTCATAAGATTTGATACTCTCATTTGGCCTTTGTGGAGATTTCTGCATCTTAGCTTCTAAGAAACCAACCATACCACAAATCTCCATGATATGTTTGAAGTTAATCTTCATATCATTTTGTCCTTTGAGAGAATCCAATGCAGGCATAAATGGAGGAACTCCATAAGGTTCATCGGTATCATTGAACATACCAACATAGAAATAAGTTTCTGGGTTAAGCTTAATATAATCTTGTTGCTTAACAAAGAAATTCATATTCTTTTGGTAAGGAGAATACACCCCATTTAATTCACGTTTAAACTTGATGTGTTCTGGCTTAAGAAATAATATAGTAGCCAAACCATCAAGCTTATCATTTGGTACTCCTTCTACTGATATTGCCCCACTTACAAGAAGTTGAACAATCATTTTGTTAACTAAACCATCTATACCAGCAGTATATCTGGTCCATCCCTTGGTGGCTTTCTTAAGATGTTCTCTCATCTTTGAAGCCTCTTCATCTGTATTATTAGGGAAAGTTACTGTATGACTGGTGTTAGCTAACTTAAACATATCTTGCAATGCAATGCCCATATCAGGATTTACCTTATATAAATCCCGAATTAAAGGTATCACATCAACACGAAAAGAGGGTTCAACTAATTTAGTCAACCCTTGTAATGATGTAATTAAGTTATCGCTATCATCGTCAACTGAAACCCTACCAGGCGAAATCGATGTGGCAGGCTTCCCCTCTTTATTAGAGGATGTACCATTCTTGGGAGGGTCCTTCTTACGTTCCCAACCCCAACTAAAATTGAAGTACTTTTTCATCTTGGTTGTACGATTACGTTAGTTTTTCCTTTCCTTATGTGATTACATATTGCTTTTCCAAAGATATCATCATCGGCATATACATCTCCTTCAAGGTCTACATCTATCGCTGAATTATTAGCCCTATGTTTACCCATTGCAACAGGTCTGCCCAAACCATCGTATATGAAGGTATAAGCTTCTTGTACAAAGAATGGGTCCTTAATGGTTACGTGATCTAATCGAATATCTTCTTCTAAGTTTTCTATTATCACTGAACGATTCTTTTGGGTGGTTAACCAACCAGGGGATTTATCCATTTCAGGTCTACTTTTACCCTTTTTCTTTAACATCTTCTGGTAGTAGTAAAGGTTAGGGTAGCCTTCATCTTGAAGCTTAGAGGTTACCGATAAACCAACGTCATTGGATTCTGGAGCTATTACTGCCCAGTTAAACAATTTCCCAGTATCACCAAGTAACTTAGCATAAGCTCCCACTGCCATTCTTCCCTTATATACTACTTGTTCTTCTCCTTGCTTATCCATACAAGTAAATGAAGAGTAGTCAGAAGCTCTACCAGTTGAAACGTCTGCACCAATAAAGTATTCTTTGTCTGGTTCTGGTTCACAAAACTGTCGATATTGACCATTAAACCTTTTCTTAATAACCGGGTAATCACTAAGGCAGTCTTCGATAGCCTTAATATCAGCTAAGTCGAAGACTGTATTACCAGATGATAAGAAGTCACCATCTATTTCTTGTGCAGTTCGTTTTGCTCCCAGAGCAGAGGACATTTGGTTATACCAGTTAATATCTCGTTCTGGGTGCATTTGCCAGTATAATCGAATTGGGTTAAATGGATTACCTCCTGCAATGGCATCTACCCAAGTTGAGTGATAGAAATTACCAACTCCATAGGGAGTGGAATTGACGATGGCAGCTCCACCAGTGGAAAGAGTAGGGAATGCAGCAGCCCAAATTTGAGCAGCCCATCTTACTACTGCTGCCTCGTCAATTACCAGAAGAGAAAGGGATTCCGAACGACCGGCTTCGGATGATGTCGGAATGGATTCGATAAATGACCCATTATCAAATTCTATCATGGAAGCAGAACCATATTCTCCAGCTCTACCATTGATTATGGGAGTTTGAAGATACCATGGAAGATTTTTGTACATAAACTTAATCTTCTTAAGCACCTTCTTAGCGGTGGTGTCTTTGATAGAGATGATGTTTATCTTTTTGTTGGGATGGTACATCGCCAACCAAAGACAGTACATAGAAATAAGTTCTGTAATCCCTGCCTGACGAAACTTAAGGATGATATTGAATCGTTGGGCAATGAAGTTGTAGAGAACCGATTTTTGAAATGGGTATAAATCGAATCTTACCTTTCCTCTTACTGGATGTATCACATAGCAAAAAAGGCTAAAAAAGAAAACATCACTAGAAACTCGGGATAGGTTTGATAGCTCTTCCCGAGTTAATGTAGTTCTAGTTTCTGAGATAGTCTTTGCCATTACTTAAAAGTTATACGTTATTTGAAATTCGATGTCAGTACCTATACCAGATTTTATCTTCGGATAGTAAAAGGTATTGACTCCGAATTTGTAATTAAATCTCTTAGTCTTGATTGAAAGACCAGCTCCCATATCGAAGAGATTATTGAAAGGTCTGTATTTGCCATAGACGTATGGACTAAGTGATAACCTTGCAACTTTCTTTCGAGTTAATTGACCTTCATACCAGTTGTAGTTGTACTTATCTAAATCGATTGGGAATAGTCTAGTTGAATAAGTGTTAGTCTCCTTATTGAACAGACTTAAGTTCAACTTATCTTTCTTCAAAACGATTTGAACCAGGGAATCTTGGTTACTGATAACTGGCTGCCTTAGTATGGAATCAGGAAAGAGAGTTGGCTGCTTATTATCATGAACTAAGATTTTACCTGGTTCAACTTTTTCTGAGTACTTCTTCTCTGGTTTGAAAGGTTTCTCTGTGTATACTGTATCTGGGATTTCATTGACCGCTAGTTCCAGGGAATCAACCTCTCGAGAAAGTTTGTAATTCCTGAAGCAAAGGTAAATAGTAAATCCTAGAAGTACAATAAACAAGGCCCTTTTTAAATTCTTCATGGTAATTTCGCTTTTAGTGAAACTCTGGTACTCACTCGTTTCCTTGTTTTCCCTTAACAATCCCTTTCTTACCTTCAGAGTGATTTATAGAATTATAGCTTTCTTTACCAGAAAGCACTTTCCTAAAAAAGAAAAACTTAATAAAAAGAAAAAAGGGTTTTCAAACATCTCAGTTTAGCTCAGTTTTGATGAGTCAATTTTCTTGAGGCATTTTTTGAACCAAATCCCTACCTCATAAACCGAACCCTTGGCAATTGTGTACCTTGCCTTGTTAAGCCAATAGTGGTAATCCTTAAAATCCTCTTCGAAGGTATCACCATTTTTGTGAAGGTAAATTTCGAATTTATCTGGGAAACCCATAATTGCCTTGAAGTCTTCGATTCCCAGGGGATATCCATCAGGTCTAAATTGCCTATCTGCAGGTCTGAGGGTTAATGGGGGTTTATCATACTCTAATCGATATACTCCTGGAAGAGTACTCATCTTTGCAGTTTTGATAGGCCACTTCTTTTCGTCCTTGAAATCTCTAACCCAGAGCCTATGTATCTTTGCTACAGTAAGATTCTTCTTCTCAGGAAGCTTTCGATAATCATACATTGCCAGAGTTTTACTCATGAATGGAATCTGGTTAGTATTATTTTCCTGAGAGAATGTGAGTGGTTTAAGTAGGTTTCTAGTAGTTGTTGGAGTTTTTACTTGAAATACTTCATCAAAAGCATTCAAGTATTTCTTACCAGTCTTTTTATGTACTCCAATGATGAGTAATCGCTTCCTTGATTCCTGAGAGTTTCCGTAGTCTAAAACTGACCTTTCGTGAAAAATTAATTTATAGTCTTTGAATGTTTCCTCAAAGAAATCCTTGGGAAGTAGTGTTAGCAGTCTTGGTAGATTTTCTATAAGAAATATCTTGGGTTTATACTCGAGTATTGATGCAATTACTAGATTAAGACTACGGTTATCTTTAGGATTACCCAATTCCTTTACTTTGGATAACCTCATTACTGAGGCTGCTCCGCAATCAGGGCTTGATATAATTATGTCTACTTTCTCATTGAATTCTTGTAAACAAAAGCCCTTATAGAACGGTATATCCCCAAAATTTAATTTCCATTGTTCTTCGCCTGGAGTGTGGAATACTCCCCTTATCTCTATGTTCCCTAACAAATTCTTCTTAAAAGGGAACAGGAGTGCACCCTGTCCAGCGCACACTCCCAATACCCTTAGTTTTTTCATTTCTTGTAGCTTCTCAATTTAATGTACTTAATCCAAGCAAATGGCTTACGGTCTTCCAGATAGCTCAGATTCTTATCATTATTGTGGGCTTCTTCTTCGAAACTTACATCATGATACCTTTCATTCTGTTTATCCCACTTGGCAAAGCACATGATGATTATATATTCGATAACATACCAAAGATAGAAGAATCCAAAAGTCAGAGCCACTACCCACCAAAAGGATATACCGAATGATAACCAAAGTATGATACCAAGTACCAAACCCACTATACTACACTCAATCTGTTGTATTTGATGAGTACGTTCATGATTGATATCATCGGGTTTACACTCTTCTACTTTGTGTTTGAAGAATGAATTGTACACTAGAGTAATTGCTTTGTAACTGGGGAAAAGGAATACCTTTGCTACCCAGCTGTTAAAATGACATCTTTTCATAATTTATCTTTGAAGTTTTCGTAAGCATTTCTTAGTTTTTGGTCGTAGGCATTCTGGGCATACCCGGGACCATTGTATTTTCTGGCAAAGCCAGCCCAGTCCTTTTCTTTGAGATTACTCAAACAACCAGAGTTTTTCATGAAATAATACATGAGTTCTAGTTGATTTGCATGAGATTCCGACATCTTATGAACGAATTCGAAGACATCTTTACATTCACAGAGGTTGTGATTGAACCCACAAATCTGGAACATACCCCAACTTGCAGACTTCAATGCACATTCTTCGTCAATTTCTTTGGCTAATTCGAGTCTCTTATACTCGTGTACACCTCCCAAATACTTCGATTTATCCCATTTAGGGAAGAAAATCGTAGAATATCTCTTACAAAGGTAAGCTAAATCTCTGTCAGGGAATTTCTTATGTACTTCTTTGTACATAATGTGACCCTCAAAGAGAATTTGAGGCCTACCGTCAGCTAAAAACCCGTCTCTACCGGCAGCTTCCACCAATTGGACAGCTTTCAATAGGGCAGGTTCTAAACCTAAGCGAATAGCAAGGTCTTTAATCATTTCATTTGTTAGTTTATCCATAACTTATCAGTTTTAATGGTTCAATTTTAGTAACAAAAGTATTGCTTATAACCCATTTTCAATATGTTTCGAGGTTCTATTATCATATATAACTTATAAAATAATGCAATATGGACAAGAAAAATGAGTGCCAGATATGTGGCAAGCCCATTAATTTAGAGGAATTTGATGAAACTCGGGAAATCCCTCAACTTATGGCAAGAAAACAAATTTGTTTTCAATGTGCTTTTTGGTCTAATCGATTAGCTTATGATAAAGAGCTTGAGAAAGAGGGTAAAATTGCGGTAATTACTCCAGATTATTCTCACTGGGTAACTAAAATTCCCGGAAATATTTTAATGGTGCCCTCGGCTTTTGGTGGTATTTACCAAACTAAACTCCAACCAGTAAACACTCTGGGAGTTATTGATGAAGATCGAGAGAAGCTTTTCATTATCCGTTATAATAACATCGCTCACCAAGGCACTATACCAGAACATCTAAGAAAGCTTTTTAAAGTAAACGGAGTAATTCTATCTCCACAGGAATACAAAATGCTAGAAGATTACCGAGGCAATGCCTATGAATTTATTAAAAATATGATTGATAATGCAATAAATAAGAAATAATTTCGTATATTTGCATAAAGAAAAATTCTTAATAAATAAAGATATGAAAAAAGAAAAGAAAGAAATCAAAAAGCTTAAAGAGGGGGATGAGGTTCTCTTCACCTTATCTGGAAGACCCATCATTGAGAAAGTTACAGTGGAATCTATTGATAAAAAAGGTGGATTCGCAATGCTCAGTAACCGAGTAAAAGTTGCAAGAACCTTGGGTCCTGATGATACCTATCCAAGATTGGATGGGCAAAAGGGAGAAGTTCGTCCGCTTACCGAAGAAAATGAAAGAGTATTCCTTGCATATAAGGCCTATTTCTCAATTAGGAGAAACATAGAATTACTTGATAAGGAGATGAGAAGTATGAAAGATACAGATGCTTTCGATATGATGATTGAATTTGATAAGAAGCTTACCAAGATTATTAACAAATACTTCAAAGAACAATGACTACTGTATTAGCTATAATTTACTTGGTATGTTTGCCATTCACGGTATTTTTTGTAAAGGTATGCTTAGATTATTTGCCATATACCCACAAGGTACACTCTCTTATTCTATTCATATCAGTATGGATAGTATTACCTCTATTCCCGATTTACTTATTAATCAAATACCTAAAATATAAATTACTATGAGATACTTCTTTGACAGAGATGGTAATTATGCTGGGTCATCAATGCAAGGGTGGGAGATTCTTCTCCTACTCTTGTTCCCAGTTACTTTAATAATTTTCCTCGTATTCTTACCTTTCTATGTATTTCATAAATACAGTTCTAGAGAAGAGGATAAAAAATACGAGGAAGAACATCCAGAAATACTAAAAATAGATTCTTATATTACTTGCTGGTATCCCTGGCATAGATATTCTGTTGCATATACACTGGCTCTTATATTCTGGGTAATTGCTTTTATAATTGGGATATTATCTTAATACAGGTATTAAGTTGGAACTCCCCAATAAAAATTCAAATCTAATGGATATTTTTTAGTGGGATTAAAACTACTGGATAATATAAGAGTACCAGCGCTAACAGAGGGAGTTGAAACTTTTGTAAGAGTATAGGAACCCAAGCCAGTTGTTTTTGTTGTAAAGTATTGGTTATTGGGTATATTGTAATTAGGGGCAAAAGCATTACCATCCTTATCAAGGCAGGACCAAGACAACATGTCGTAATTTCCTGGGTACATAGGAGAAATATAGACATTAATCATATTTCTATTTTGATTTACTATCCAATTCTTATATCTGGTACCATCGGCCATTGATCCATATTCACCACTAATATTGGTATCTGCAGCAAAAAAACCATCCATTGTAATCCCAAAGAGAGTTATGGGAGAGAAACGTATTTCCCAATATTCTTTTTCTTCAGGAGTAGTAAGGTGTAGATTTATTTTATTGCCAGATTCGTTTTGAGTAAGTACACAAGTTCCAGAAGTACCGTCATTTTGTGCAGTAATCTGAATCTGATTGTTACTCTTGTCTTCTTCTAAAAGATAGTCAGAGTTATTGATGCTAGCAGTATATCCAACACCAATAACTCCAGACATTTTACCATTTACATATTTAGTTTTCTGGGATTGGACTATCCAATCCCAGAGTTACCCCTATCGAGGGTAATAGGTATATCTTGGGTAGATCTCCCCCCCCCCTAATTTAAGAACTTTATTTTCCATAATGTATAATGTTTTTAGATTGATACTGTTCCTCCTGCACTTGGTACTATAAATGACCCCTTTAATATCCAGGTAGCACCTGATTTAGTATATACACCTACTTTATCTCCAGTAGTACATTTTATTCGAGAACCAGGTTCTGAGTCATTGGCATAGAATGGAATCTTCATAGTAGTAGTACCAGTTGCTGAGAGACCTTGTATATACGTCTGATCTGAAGATGATGTATTCTGTGGCCTAGCTCCTCCGCCAAAGAGATAGTAGCCTGTATCTGTGGGCAATCCAGAGAGAGTGAATGATGAAGCCACAAGGGACTTCTGAGTAACTGGTATACTAAGGTTAGCATCCCCACAGGTTAAGAAGAGATGCCCTGAACGGTTAGCTCCAGTGTTATTATCCGATAAAGCAGTCAGTGATAACCTGTAATGGTTCTCAAGAGTACCCACTGGGGCAACGGATACTGCGCACCAATCGGGAGCACTACCCACATTGGGAGCTTCTTGCTTTTTAGACCCATCACTACCATTTAAATAGGACATCACAAGGATTTGAGTAGTATTACCTTTATTACCACCTAAAGGTAATGAGTTTGAAACCATTTTTATATATCCCCTATAGGTTACACTGGATTCCTGAGTTACTGTGAGATTGATTTTGTTATTAGACCCATTTTGGGCAAATGTCAGAGTAGTAGACCTTGAGGACCCAGTATTTTTTGAATAGTTAATTTTTACATCTAAGTAACCATCTCCAACGGTAACTCCTCCCCAAATAGCCCAACTTACGGAGGCGGAGCCCAAAGTACAAGAGGGTGTAGAGGTTGAAGCTACTTTGCCATTTACCAGTTTCCTTTTGAGGGAAGTGATACGGTAGGTTACAGTACCACCCTCTGAAGATACAGTATCTGTACCTGTATCTGTAATTGCACGTGCTAGTTTGAATAATGTTTCTTCCATATCTTTATAAGTTTTTGGTTTATAGAAAGAACTTTGATATTGTAATTTACCAGAGGGATAATCCGAAGTCTATGATATTATATAATCAATATAAAGAATTATGAGAAAGTATCAGTATCAGATTTACTACCATACAAGCAGAGGAAGGTACTTCATTAAGATTAGGTATTCCTTCCTGGGATTGGTGTTTTGGCTTACACTTAGAGATAAGTATTCGAGTAATATAGAAACCTTCCTTGATAAGGATAAGGCAATTGAAAGGGCAGAAGATTATTTAAGATATTTATACCTAAAGAGAAAAAATAGTAGGGTGTTAAAGGTTACTGGGAGAATAGATATTACCAGTAGGTTAAAATCAGTGAGGGAGGATTATTAAGATGGTGAAGGTTGAAACAATTAGGGATGATAATGAAAAGAGGATTCTTAAATGCCAAGAGGGTAATCGGATTTGGTATCAGATATGGATTACCCAATTGGATATGAATTGTATAGAAAGGTACTTTGATGGGTATGGTGAAGTTAAGAGATGGTGGTTAAGGAATCTTCAACAGTATTATGTTTTCTTTATGAGAAGAAAGGTGGTAAGGTTCGAGGAGTTCTTGGGAAAGATAGGACTAAGGATTTAATTCGTGCTATACTTTAATTAGTTGCCAGAGACCTAACATCCCTGGCTTCTTTGTGTGTTATGTGAGCATGTGTGGTTGTGGGATATCGGGGTATGCCTCTAATACGAGGAGTGATTTTTGTGTGGTACTAAAAATGTGTATTTGCCTTCAAGGTACCCCTTAATGTGAGGGCTTCGAAAGTTGTGGTACTAAAAGGGGAGTACGGTTCCCTTAAATTTAACATTTGAAAATAAAAAGTAAGGGACAAAGATTTTTATTTGTCCCTTTGTTTTCTTTAATCTTTGAAAGTATTGTTATCGTCTTTCAAAATTTCTTTTATATCTCTATAACATTGAATCCCTAAATAAATTACTCCTACAAATAACAATATATTTAATATCATAGTTTTATTTTTATGATAGGGAATAAAATTTTATTCCCTATCTGATTAATACTTTATTTGATTGATTTTTTTACAATCTCAAGCCCTTTTATTAATATCTCTTTCTTTTCTTCTTTTGTGTTTTCGCTTGCAATTGAAGAAAAAGAAAAATCATTTATAACATAGACTTGTTTATAAAAGTCTATAAAGCCGTCAATTAGTTTTTTATCTGCATTTGTTGCAATCGTTGAAAGAAAATTGAAAGTAACATTTCTAAACTTTTTTCTCAAAGATTTTATTTGCTTTTCGTTTGCTCCCAAAAACAATTCTTTTTTATAAATCTCTGTTTTTGTCCCTAAAGCCGTTTTAAAAAGTCCTTGATTTTTTTCTTTGACTGATTTTAAAACGTCTAAAGCTATTAAACTATTTGCTTTGCTGTTTACATTTGCTTTTTCTACATTCACTTTGTTAATTTGATTTTTCATAATTAAATTGCTTGAAAGTTTTATTATTTATTATTTTTATTACCTTTTCAAATAGACTTTCAAGACTTTTTAAACTATCTTAATAAGGTATTATTTATTTCGTTTCTGTATTGCAAATATAAGAACTATTTTTTAATCTACAAAATTTTTAGAAAATTATTTTCTTAAAAAGTTTTGAATAAAATCTTTCAAATATCTTTTTGTTTTTCTCACATTGCAAAGATACGGACTTTATTTTAATCTACAAACATTTTCAAGAAAATTTTTTGAGAAAATGAATATTTTTATTTTCAAAATTATTTTTGTGAAAAATCTATAAATTCAAAAATTTATTGCACCCTAAAAAGGACTTAATTTTTGCACTTAATTTTGGGGGTTCACAAGGAGAATCTTCGCACGCCTTGTAGTGGGCATATATGATATGTATATGGATAATCCTATATGGCCTATGCCTGTCCTCTAGGAAGTGTGTTATATACCTGTATATTGATAAGGCCATTAATGGACTAAGGTGATAAAGAATTAAGGCCCTTGGGATATATCCC